CTAGTGCGGCGTGATGGCGATGCGCTGAGAGGCGCGGGTGCCGGGCGTAATCTCGATCCGCGCCACGAGAGACCGGATGTATTCGCGCCTCTCGGCCACTTCCAGATCATCCCAGCGGTCGAGGAGCACGGGTAGCACCGTCAGGGGTGCTACCCGTCGCTTCTTCATCGTTCGGAGCTCCTGTTCCAGCCCGGCAGCCTCCGCCGCCCACCTGTCGCGGAGGGTCTCGTAGGAGGCCTGCGGGAGCCCCATGATGAGGCGCTGTTCAGCGAGCACGACCTGCTTGTTGGCGAGCTCTGCGAGACGTCGCTCGAGTTCGGCAGTAGCGTCCACCGGTGCGACTTCCGGGAGGCGGCTGATGCTCTCCGCGATCTCGCTGTGCGCACGGTCCCGACTCTCGCCCAGCCATGCCAGCACGGCCTTGTCGATCTGCTTCTCCAGGATGTAGCCGCCCGCGTGAGCGCGCTTCTCGATGCCGTATCGACACCGATAGGCCCGCGATGGGTCGCCACCAGAGGTGCTGCCGTGCATCTTGGACCCGCACGTGCACCAGAGGATTCCGGAGTAGGTGTACTCAGATCGCTCGGTCCTGCGGTAGACGCGGCGGCGATTGCGCGTCTCCAGGTAGGCCTCCCACTCATCCGCGGTGATCACAGGCTCGTGTGCGCCCGTTTTCGTCTCCCCGCGGTACGTGATGACCCCGGCACCGAATCCGGCGTCCAGAACGCGGCGCAGCGTCTCCTGAGTCCATAGACCGTCGCCGCCTCTCGGCCCGTATCCGGCGACAGGCCGGGTCGGCCCCCTGTTCAGCCACTCGATGAGCGAGTAGAAGCTCTCCCCCGCGATGTATCGCCGATAGGCCGCGGCGAGGATCGGACCGCTCACCGGATCCGGCGCGAACGACTTCGACGCTGTGTCGTAGACGTAGCCGAACCGCGGGCGGCCGTTGATCGGCTTACCTTCGCGGAATCGGCGGGCGTGCGAGTCCTTCCAGCCCTCCCCGATGAGGTCGGCTTGGTAGGCGTTGAGCTCGCCGAGCATCCCCCGCGCGAACCTGCCCGAGGCGGTAGCGGTCTCGATCGGCTCAGTGGCGGAGAGGATCGCACCGCCGGCGGTATCAACGCTGTCGATCGCGATGGCCCACTTGAGCCGGTTGCGACCGGTGCGGGAGAACTTCCACACCACGATGACGTCGATCTCCCCGCGCTTGAGGCGTTCGACTGACTGGTCGAGTCTCGGCCACCATGCCGAACGAACCCGCGACCCCGACTCGTCGATGCCTTCGACCCAATCGACGATGTCGATGGCGTTCGCGGCGGCGAAGGACTCGATGGCGTTGCGCTGGATGTCAGGCGACGTCATTCCGTCGCGCTCCTTCGACACTCGGATCATGCCGAGACCGCGCCGTCGCTGTGCGGGCTGTGTGCCCTCGCGGGCGCCCTGAACGTTCATCATTCCGTCCCCCTTGTCGTCACACTGTGACTCTCGGTGTCCCTCACATCGAGAGGCCGCGGGTCGTCTCTGTTTCGGTCCCGTCGCGAGGACTCGCGCGTTGAGTAGCCACCTTCGACGGAGTCGTCGCAAACCGCAGGAAATGCTGATTTTCCGGGGATCGGCGTCACGGTCACGCCGTGACTCCTCGCGTGAGTCTCTCTGTGAGTCCGGCTTCCCCGACCCGACCCGACCCTTATCCCCTCTCTTACGAGAGGGGATCGCGTGCGCGCGAGGCGCGCTCCCCCTGTGGATAACTGCTTCATGCCAGCGCTCCCACCCGTTGCGACATGAACGACCACTGACCTACGCCGTCGCGAGCGTTGGCGTAGGTCACGCCGCGCAAGGGTGTGAGACAGAGCTCCTCGTAGTCCTCGATGATGTCGACCGTCACAGAAAACTCCTCAGCGAGCCAGTGCTGGTCAGGGTTGATGCGCTCCAGGCGCGCGTACTCGCTGGGATCAATCAGCAGCGTTGCTGCATACTTCCGAGCACGTCGCTCCGTCACAGGGTCGGTGCAGTCGTGGCCGTAGTAGGCATGACCACACTCATGAGCGAGAGTCGATCGATGCTCAGGGAGCGTCAGCCCGAGATTCAGGGTGATTACTCGGTCCACGGTGTCGGTCTGGCCGGCCATCGAATCGCCGAGGTCCCAGACACGCACACTGTAGCCGAGCTGCGCGGCGTGGCGTAGAAGCTGTCTCAACCGTTGTTCCTCAGTGGTCAGCGGGGTGCTCGCCGGGGGCGGCCTGATCTGTTTCGCGAGGCGTCCGATCCTTGGCCGCGATCTTGCTGCGATCCATGGTTCGCGGAGGGCGCATCTCAAGATCCTCTGTGGAGGTGGGGACATTCAGCGCGCGCAGCGGAGCGGCGGGCGTCTCCGCGGCTTCCACGCGCGTCAAGAGCTCGCGAGCAAGCTCGACCGTGGCGAGGTCGCTGACTCCGATCTTCACCTCGCGGATCTCCGCCTCGTCGTCCGTGATGTATTCGCCTTCGGCCAGCGCCTCGACCACAGGGCGGCCATAGCTGCGCGCGAACTTCAGGACGAAGTCGACTGCAGGCCGGCTCCCCTGCTTCCAGCGGGTCACATTCGACTTGTCGATGCCGACGCGGTCTGCGATCTCGTTGTTGGGCGCGCCGGCCGAAACCGTCTGCACATAGCTCCACCAGCGGGTGTCTGTCATGCCTGTCATCGTAGTTGCACAACAACAACAGCGCAAGGGAGTGCAGCAATCCAATTCGGAGTTGCACAACTGTGAGAGTGGTGTTAGCTTCGGTTGCAGGCCAGCAATCGCTGGTTGCACAACTGAGCGAAAGGGTGCCGCGGATGGCCACTCTCAGCATCGACACGGAGGCATTCGCCGCGGTGCGAGCGTCCCAGGGTCTCGACACGGTGCAGGCCCTCGCGGCCGCACTCAGCCTCGACAAGGGCACGGTGTCACGGGCTCTCAACGGTGAAACGGCCCCTGGACCAAAGTTCATCTCGTCCGTGCTTCTCACGTTCCCGGTGAAGTTCGAGGACGTCTTCACCATCGTCGACGTCGCTGCTCCGACGCAGACGCAGACCATCACCGTCCCGGCCGCAGCATGACTGTCACGCCGCTCCCCGAGATCCGGAGAGCTCCCTCCGATGAGGCGTGGCGACGGTCCGGCGAGATTGGCGCACGCATCATGCGGAACCTCGCGGAGCGCGAGGCACGCGCTGAGGCAGAACGCCTCGCGGCCCACGCCGCCTGATCCACAAAGAGAAACGCCCCCGCTGGCACGGGGGCGAATCGCAGAAAGGAGCACTCGAGATGCTCACTCCGATTGTACCCGTGGTCCTGTCTCCGCGCCTGGCGACGAGCCACATTCTGAATCAGCCGACTCTGGGGGTCGGCTCGCCGGCTGGGGTTTCCGGCACGACCGACCGGGGCACGGTGGGGAGCGCTGCCCCGGTCGAGTCGGCCGCTCGCATGGCGGCTGCCGCGACGCTCGACCCCACTCTGTGGGGAAAGTGGCTCACCCTCGCCGAAGAGCTCGCGGGACACTCCCTCGCGGATGACGAGGGCGCGTTCTCCGCGTTCGAGCGAGGCGTGTACCCGGAGGTGTATGTGGGTGCCCTCGCGGAGCCGTGCGAGATGTGCAAGCAGCCTGGTGCGCCCGCCCACGAGCCGTCTCGTCGCTGCCACTACCGGCCGCGCGTTGTTGCCCACTGCACATGCTCGGCGTGCTTCTGATGGCCGCCGTCCGCTGGCTCGCCATCCTTCTTGGCGTCGAGTGCCTAGCCTGCCTGTTCTTCGCCCCATACGGACTCTGGTCCACCGTCGTCGTCGTCATCTTCTCTCTCTGCTTCGTCACCGTCTGCTGGACGTTCGGAGCCTTCTCAACTACCGATTCTCGAAAGGCGCATAAGCCATGAACGATCTCTCCGTCACCTCCATCACCGTCGGCTCACGTTGGCGGCAGACCCTGCCTGCCGGTCCCCGCGGCGGCAAGCGCATCCGCGAGATCGAGGTGATCAGCGCGCCGACCCTGTCGAACCCGGTCGGGTATCGCGTCCTCCGCAACGACACCCACCCGCACCGCAAGGGCAAGATCGCGTCGATCCGCGTCGAAGACCTCCGCGCCAAGTACGAGGCGGTGTCCGCATGACCTCCCCGACCTTCAGCGTCAGCGACTACAAGGGCGTGCGCGAGATCACCCTGCAGCCGAGCGGCCGACTCGTCGTCATCGCCGGGTCGAACGGCGCGGGCAAGTCATCCTTCATCGACGCGATCACCGAGCTGTTCGACCCGAAGGGCACCAAGCTCACCCCCATGCCGATCCGCGAGGGCGCGGACGAGGCGCGCGCCGAGTACGTTGACCAGGACCTCGACCTCAAGATCACGCGCCGCTGGACGAAGAACGGCACCGCGGGGACGCTTGCCGTCGAGACGCTCGACGGTGCGAAGTACTCCCGCCCCGCCGACGTCGTCGCCTCACTGCTGGGCGGCGCGATCTTCGACCCCGTCGCCTTCCTCAACCTGCCAGCGAAGGACCAGCGCGAGGCGCTCCTCCAGAAGGTGACGCTGCCGTTCGACCTCGATGAGCTCACTCGCGATAAGAAGGCCGCGGAGGACCGCCGCCTCGAAGCCGGCCGTGAGGTGAAGCGGCTGGAGGGTGCGCTCGCGTCCTTGCCGAAGCCCTCTCCGGGTCTCCCCGACGCCGAGGTCTCCGCGCAGGACCTCCTCGACGAGATTCAGGCCGCGCAGGAGATCGAGCAGCGTCGGTCGCTCGCCAATGCCTCCTACGACGCGCACGGTGCGCGATGGGAGGCGCTGGATCAGCAGATCGCGGACCTGACCCGTCAGCGCGACGAGGCGCAGCGACTGCAGGAGGTCGCCGCGGCGGAGCTGAACACGCTTCCCTCGCCTGTCGATATCGCTCCGCTCCGGGAGCGTCTCGCCGCCGTGGAGGACACGAACGCGGCGATTCGCGCCGGTCGCCAGTACCTCACCGTCTCCGGCGAGTTGCAGGTCGCGGATGCCGCGCATCAGACCGCGCAGGGCGAGCTGGACCGGATCTCGAAGGTGAAGGCCGAAGGGCTCGCCGCCGCGACGTTCCCCGTGGACGGGCTCTCGGTCGATGACGACGGCGTGACGCTCAATGGCGTCCCGTTCTCGCAGGTGAATTCCGCGATGCGCCGTCGTGTCGCGTTCGCGATCGCCACTGCCGGGGACCCGAAGCTCAAGCTCGTCATCGTCAAGGACGGTGACCTGCTCGATGCGGACTCCCTCGCCGCGATCCGTGAGGTCGCCGACGAGCGCGGCTACACGGTGCTGGTCGAGCGCGACCGCGACGAGTCCCGCAGCATCGGTTTCACCGTCCGCGACGGTGCGCTCGCAGACGAGGAGGCGGCGTGATGGGCGAGCAGACAGGGTCCACCGTCATCGAGTTCGTGGCGCGTCACTGCGCCGGGCACGAGTCCGTTACAGAGGAGGCCCTCGCATCCCACGTGAATGTGATCGTCCTCGCCGCGACGCTCCGCAACCGCGCCGTCTGGAAGGTCGGTCTCGACCCTGACGGTCGCGCTTCGCTCATCTGGATCTCGTGCCCGGATTTCGTGTGGGAGGGGCTACTCGTGGAGGGCGCCCAGGCGCAGCGTCTCATCGACTATTTCGGCGGTGCCGAGTGAGCGCGCTCGCGATCCTGGACAGGACTCTCGCCGACAGTGCGGATCCATCCTCATGGGACCAGGCACATGGTCGCGTGATCGGTTCCTACCAGGCCGGGGCGTTCGCGAAGCCCCAGAGCGTTGAGACGTATGTCCGGCAAATGCGCGCCCCGCGCGACTTCAAGGGCAACGAGGCGACCAGGACCGGCAACCAGTGGGAGCCGCTGCTGCTGGCATGGGCTGGCGCGGAGCCGAACAGCCTCCTGATTCATCACCCGGACGAGAAGCAGTTCGGCGCCACGGTCGACGGCATCCGCGGCTCCCGCATCGTCGAGACGAAAGCGAAGCTCATGAAGGTCGTGACGGGCCCGACCCCGCGCGAGATCCGGCAGATGGCATGGCAGCTCCATGTACTGCCCGAGTACGACGCCGTCGACTTCACCTGGGGCGAGCTCGTCCGCGCGTTCGGTCCTGAGCCGTGGCGACTCCGCCGCGACCCCGAAACCATCACCTTCCCCCGTGACCACCCACAGATCGTGGCCGCTCTCAACCTCATCGTGCCGATCGCGCACGAAGTACTCGCCGGCGTGAACGCCGCCCGCCTCGAAAGGACCCCGTTCTGATGTCCACCGCTGTCGTCGCCTACGAAGCCGCATCCCTCAACGACCGGATGAAGTACGCCCAGACCCTCGCTGCCGCCGGCGACCTGATCCCGAAAGGGCTCTGGAACTCCGCCACGAACCTGAACGGGAACGTCATCCCGGCGGCACCGTCCCCCGGCAAGGTTCTGCTCGTCATGGAGACGGGCGCGATGCTCGGCCTGATGCCCGCTGCAGCGCTCCAGTCCATCGATGTGGTGGAGGGCAAGGCCACTCTCTCGGCGCGCCTCATGGGGGCGCTGATCCGAAAGGCCGGACACAAGCTCGAGATCCTCAAGAGCGGCACGATCCCTGGCGGGGACTACGCGGTCACCGTCACGGGCACCCGCGCCGACGACGGATCCGTATTCACCTCGACGTGGGACATCCCCCGAGCGATCCGCGCGGGCCTCGTGCAGAGCTACCAGCCGAACGCATCCGGCGTCTGGGAGGTGCGCGCGCGGTCAGATAGGGGCCACGCGAAGCCGTGGGAGTCGTACGCAGAGCTCCTGCCGGTCTGGCGCGCTATGTCCGAGGTCGGCCGCGAAGGGTTCGCCGACGTGCTGTTCGGTCTCTACAGCACCGAGGAGATGAGCGATGGCGGTATCCCAATCGCTGAGCCGGAGCCGGTGGTCGAGCCGTCAGAGGACTGGCAGGCGTTGTTCGCTGCTGCCACCACGCGTACCGAGCTGGACGCGATCGGTGACCGCCTCAAAGCGACAGGCGAGGGCAACGACAAGCTCCGCGCCGCGTTCCTGGCTCGCGCGGGAATGCTCGCCCGCGAGGAACAGACGATCGACGCCGATGTGGTCGATGACGAGACCACCGGGGGCGGTGAGGCCGCTGACGGAGACCACCCCGAAGCAACAGGAGTGCCGGCCACAGCCGCCCCCGGTCCTGAGATGACGCCTGAGGAGTACGAGGCCGCCGAGGCCGCACGCTTCGACGCCGAGCACACCGCCGGGGAGGTCGACCGTGACTGATCGCATCGACCACGCCGCCGAGGCCCGCAAGCACGTCGAGTGGGCTCATGCGCAGCAGGCATCGTATGGCGAGTTCGAGGAGAGCGTTCAGCACAACGCGACACTCGCCGTCGCGGAGGCCGTGCTCGCGCTCGTCGAGCAGCAGCGCATTGCCAACCGCATCACGCTCGGCACAGTCCTCTCCGACACGGCCGCGCAGGGCTATATCGGCGGGGTGCTGTTCACGCCCGAGCACGAGTTCAGCATGACCGAGCTTCTTCCTGAGATCCGAGAGGGGCTCGGACTATGACGGACATCGTGGACGGCCGCACCGGAGAGCTGCGCCTCTCCCCCGCCGAGGTCGCCGTGCGCGAGATGCTGGCGATCCCGTCTGGGATCTACGGCGCCCCGATGCTCGGGCAGATCGATCAGATGATCCTCGACATCGCCGACCTGATCGAGCACGTCGCACAGGTGATCGTCGTGCTCTACGAAGACCGCCACCGCGCGGAGGAGGCCTACGAGGGCCGGTTCTCCGAACTCATGGTGATGCACGAGAAGTCGGGTGCGGTGCTCGCACGGCAGTACGCGATCTCCAAGACCAAGGAGGAGCGCCACCAGCTGAACCTCGCGAAGGAGAAGCTTCGATACGCCGAGGAGATGCACAAGGCGATCCAGAACCGCAGCTTCGGGCTGATGAACATCGGCAAGCGGATCACGGCCTCGTTCGGGATGGGGCAGCGATGAAGCCCTACGTGCACCGCCTCCCGACCTGGCTGGACTACGAGCGCCCCTGGATGGTCATCACGATCACCAGCGTCGAGTTCTTCCCCACGTGGGCTGAGGCCAACGAGCACGCCCACCAGATCGCATAGACCACCCAATAGAAAGAAGAAATCAGTGGCCGAGAAAGAGAACGAAGCCCCGCCGAGCTTCAGCGTGATGCTCGCGGGAGTACGCCCCGGCACCGACATCGAAGCAGCGGAGACGCTGCGGAAGGTCGTCGCCGCGGTCAAGGACACCGGGAAGGTCGGTTCCCTCGTGCTCCGACTGGATGTGAAGCCCGCCGACGGCGGACTCGACGCGGTGATCGTCACCGACAAGATCACGCAGAAGATCCCGGAGAAAACCCGCATCGGGGCCCTCGCGTTCGTCACCGCCGACGGGGACCTGTCCCGCACGGACCCGGCGACCGCTCCCCTGTTCACCGACGAAGACATCCGCGACGCCGGCGTGAATGTCGATCTCAACACCGGCGAGATCAAGGAGGCCCCCGGGGCATGACCACCATCGAGGACACCAAGACAGAGGCGGCAGTCGTCGCGGAGCTCGCCGACCAGGCCGCTGAGAACCAGCGCGTAGCCATCTCCGTCGGCGAGGTCTACCTCGTCCGCGGCGACGAAGGCCAGCTTCGCGTCGTCGACACCGACGACTACGCGCAGCACCCGCGACACAAGGAGGCGAAGCGCAGCGTCACCGACGCCGCATCCTTCGTCGCCTACGTCAACCGCCACGCCGACGACCACACCGAGGTCTACGCACACACGAACACCTCCAAGGTCATCGCCGTGATCGACTCCCACGATGAATCGACCGGCGATCCCGGCTGGCAGAAGCACCGTGTGAGCCTCGACCTGGAGCACTCCAAGCAGTGGCTCGCGTGGAAGAACGCCGACGGCAAGCTGCTCGCTCAGGACGAGTTCGCCGACTTCATCGACGACCAGTGGAACGACGTCATCGACCCCGAGCCCGCGCGGATGATCGACATCGCCCGCACGTTCCAGGCACACACGAAGGTGAACTTCGAATCGGTGATCCGGGACACCTCCGGCGACGTGAAGCTCTCGTACATCGAGGACACGGCCGCGAAGGCCGGGCAGAAGGGCGACATCGAGATCCCCGCCAGGATTCAGCTCGCGCTGCGTCCGTACATCGGCGGCCCGATCTACTCCATCTGGGCGAACTTCCGCTACCGCCTCCGCGGCGGGAGCGTGTCGCTGGGCTTCAAGCTCGAACGTCCCGAGCTGATCCTCGAGGCTGCGTTCGCGGACATCGTCACCGAGATCCGCGACGGGAAGACCGAGAAGCGCGCGAACGCGGACTCGTCGGAGCTCGTCGAGACCCGCGTCCACGACGGCATCGGGAACGTGCCGATCTTCTACGGCCGCCCGGCCGCATAGACCCGTCCGGGACTCCCCACGGCATCACCCCCCGGTGCCGGTCCCGGACGAAACGGGGGCCGAGCTGATTGCAGCAGCTCGGCCCCTCTACTCACCGAATTCTCTCCCTGGCAGGAGCCTCATCATGAGCACCCTCTACTCTGGCGCACCCGCAACACAGACGCCACCGACACCTATCTTCGTCGGCCTCGACCTGTCCGTCGCTTCCACAGGCATCGCGATCACGGTCGCCGGACTCACCCGCGTAACCCGCGTCACGAGCAAGCCGAACGGCAAGAGCACGGCGGATCAGCTCGCGAGGCTTCGGCGGATCGTCACCGAGATCCGGGCCGAGCTCCCGGCGTCAGATCATACGGTCGCTGCGGTCGAAGGTCCCGCCTTTGGCGCGAACGACTCCGGCGCCCACGTACGCGGCGGGCTGTGGTGGATGGTCCGCGACATGCTCGACGCAGAGGGCATCGACACGGTCGTGATCCCGCCGACCACCCTCAAGAAGTACGCGACAGGCAAGGGCAACGCGCCGAAAGACGCCGTGCTCGCCGCCGCCGTCCGCCGGTTCCCTGACGTCGACGTCACCGGGAACGACGAAGCCGACGCCCTCTGGCTCGCCGCTATGCGCGCGCGGATCGAGGGCCACCCCATCGACGCCGTCCCCGCCGCGCACATCGCTGCCCTGAGCGGAGTCGGCCGATGAACGCCCGGGGCTACGTCGACGCGCCAGTCTTTCTGCAGGTCGAGCCCGACTTCTTCAGCTACCGCCCTGCCGACACCGCCGATGCCGTACGCGGCGCGCGCGTGGTCGGGATGACTCAGAAGCGGCCGCAACAGCCGCGGCCAGGTGTGGTCATCGTGAAGGTGATGCTGCGGCTCCCGAAAGCCGCGTTCATCCCGCTGCGCCCTGAGGCCGTCGTGGTGATCCCCGAGTCGCTGACAACACCGATCCCGGTCGAGGTCGAGGCAACGGATCCGGACGGTGAGGCATGAATGCCGTCACCCGCACCTGCTCGATCGCCGGATGTGATGGCGAGCACGAGGCCCGCGGATTCTGCAGCTCTCACTACCAGCGCTGGTACAAGTACGGCGACCCGGTGTTCCCCTTCCCAACCGCCGAAGAGCGGTTCTGGGCGCGAGTCGACCGCTCGCGCGGCCCCGAGTCATGCTGGCCGTGGACCGGAACGCGTCACTCATCCGGAAGAACCGGCTACGGCTGGACTGGCCAGGAGCTCGCCCACCGACGAGCCTACGAGCTCGCAGTCGGCCCGATCCCAGACGGTCGGCACATCGATCACACGTGCCACAGCAAGGCCGCTCTCGCAGGCGAGTGCCTCGGACACGACGACTGCCCGCATCGACTCTGCGTGAACCCATCACACCTCGAACCCGTGACGCAGAAGGTGAACAACCTCCGCAGTGCGGCACCCAACATCGTCACTCACCGCACCGGGATCTGTCAGCGCGGCCACCGCCTCGAGGGGCCGAACCTCTACGTCGTCCCGTCGACAGGCGCACAACGCTGCCGCGCCTGCGTCGCGATCCGCACCAACGCCAAGAAGGACGCCGCATGAACACTCTTCTGACTTTGAGAACGGGCAACGACGGCCGCGACTACACGTCCTTCCTCCGCGAGAAGGTCGCGTTCGACCGGTCCTTCGGGTTCGACGTTCGCGACGAATGGCTGTCGCCGATCATGCGCCCCGGTCACGAGCACTTCAAGCCCCACCAGGCCGACATCGTGAAGTGGGCGGTGAAGGGCGGTCGCCGCGCGATTTTCGCCCGCTACGGCCTCGGCAAGTCCGTCATGCAGTTGGAGATCCTGCGCCTGATCGTCGAGCACGGCCCCGCGATCGGCGGCACCCGCGACGCGTTCGGTACCGAAACCCGCCGCGGGCTCATCGTCGCCCCTCTTGGCGTGCGCTTCGACATCATCGCCGACGGACGCGACCTCCTCGACACTGAGGTGCGGTTCGTCCGATCGACGGCCGACGTCGACCCGGCGTGGTCCGGTCTCTATGTCACGAACTACGAGTCGGTGCGGGACGGCAAGCTCGACCTATCCCTGTTCGTCGCCGCGTCGCTCGACGAGGCCGCCGTGCTGCGCTCGTTCGGCTCGGAGACGTACCAGAGGTTCCTCCCGCTGTTCAACGACGTGCCATACCGGTTCGTGGCGACCGCGACGCCGGCGCCGAACCGGCACAAGGAGCTCATCCACTACGCCGGGTTCCTCGGCATCATGGACACCGGCCAGGCGCTCACGCGGTTCTTCAAGCGCGACTCCTCGAAGGCGGGCAACCTCAAGATCCACCCGCACAAGAAGCGCGAGTTCATGCTGTGGCTCAACACCTGGGCGTGCTTCATCCAGCGGCCCTCCGACCTCGGCTACTCCGACGACGGCTACGCACTGCCTCCGCTCGAGGTCGTCTGGGACGAAGTCGAGGTCGGCATCCTCTCCGACCAGATCGAGAAGGACGGCCAGGGCGTGCTCGTGCGCGGCGGCGCGAAGTCCGCCGTCGAGTCCTCACGCGAGAAGCGGCACACGCTCGCCGCGCGCATCGAACGCGCCATGCAGATCGTCAAGCCGCACTTCGACCTGCAGCGCGCCGGATCGAAGCTCAAGCAGATCATCCTCTGGTGTGACCTGAACGACGAGCAGGACGTTCTCGAAGCCGGGCTCCGCGAGTTCGGCGTGACCTTCTCCTCGATCCGCGGCGCGCAGTCCGACGACGAGGTCGAGGAGCAACTGCGCGCCTGGCTCGCCGGCGAGACGTACGCGCTGATCGGGAAGCCGATGATGCTCGGTCGAGGTCTGAACCTGCAGCAATGCTCCACGGCTGTGTTCGTCGGCGTCACGCACAAGTACGAGCAGACCGTGCAGGCCATCCACCGCATCCACCGATTCGGCCAGACCAGCGCGTGCACCGTGTACCTGCTCTACGGCGAGACCGAGTCCGACGTCCGCGACAACCTGCTCACGAAGTGGCAGGAGGACGACGCGCTCACCGACACGATGAGCGACATCCTCCGCGAGTTCGGCCTCGACGCGACCGCCGTCTCCACCGAGCTCGCCCGCGCCATGGGCGTCGAGCGCGAGGCATGGTCAGGCCAGCAGTGGGAGATCGTGCTGAACGACTCGGTCGTCGAGTGGCGCGACCACGTCGCCGCCGACTCGATGGGGCTGATCGTCACGTCGATCCCCTTCGGCGGCAAGTACGAGTACTCCCCCAACTACGCCGACTTCGGCCACGTCGACGACAACGGCCAGTTCTGGTGGCAGATGGACTATCTGACGCCATCGCTGTATAGGGCCCTGATGCCCGGCCGGATCCTCGCCGTGCACGTGAAAGACTTCCCGCTCTACGGATCCGTCACCGGCACGGGCGTCTACACGTTCGACACCATGCACGCCGAGGCGATCGCACACTACACCGGCCACGGGTTCGACTACTTCGGGATGATCACCGTCACGACCGACGTCGTGCGCGAGAACAACCAGACGTACCGGCTCTCGTACTCGGAGATGGCGAAGGATCACTCGAAGATGGGCGTCGGCTCGCCCGAGTACGTGCTGCTGTTCCACAAGCCGCAGACGAACCGCTCCCGCGGGTACGCGGACCTTCCCGTGCAGAAGGAGAAGGCGCAGTACTCCGTCGGCCAGTGGCAGATCGACGCCGCCGCCGAGTGGCGCACGGGCGGGAACCGGCTGCTGTCCGGCGACGAGCTCGCCGCTCTGGAGGTCGGCGTCCGGTCGAAGCTGTTCACCGCGCAGTCGGAGCGCTCGGTATACGACTACGACGCGCACGTCGCGCTCGCTGACCGCCTCGCCGCGGCCAACGCGCTCCCCGGTACGTTCGCGTCGCTCGTGCCCGGCTCTTGGCGCGACGACGTCTGGACCGATGTGCTGCGCATCGACACCCTCAACAGCGAGCAGCGCAAGCGCGAGGTCGAGGCGCACATCTGCCCGTTCCCGCTCGACATCCCACGCCGCCTGATCCGGATGTACTCGAACCCCGGCGAGCTGGTCGGGGACCCGTTCAGCGGTCTCGGCTCCACGGTCCTCGAAGCGGTGCGCCAGGGCCGCCGCGGCTTCGGATCCGAACTCAACCCCGTGAGCACGGCCGACTCGGTCGTCTACCTCACCCGCCATGACAACCAGGCGAACGCACCCACGCTGTTCGACCTCCTCGACCTCGAAGGGAGCGCAGCGTGAGCCTGCCATTTCTCGACTTCTTCGCCGGATTCGGCGGTGCCAGCAGCGGCCTCGTGGAGGCGGGGTTCACGCTCGTCTCGGCGTACAACCACTGGGACAAGGCGATCCAGGTGCACTCGGCGAACCACCGTGACGCCGATCATGTCCAGGGCGACCTGTCCGGGTACGACATGCGCCGCCTGCCCTATGCGCCGGTGCTGTGGGCGTCCCCTGAATGCACGTGGCATTCCCCTGCCGGCGGCCGCAAGCGGGTGACGGTGACGGGCCCGACGCTCTTCGGCGACGATCCTCTCCCCGCGGAGGCGGGTGTGCGGTCACGGGCGACGATGTACGACCCGCTGCGTGCCGCGGAAGCCCGCAACTTCGACGTGATCCTGATCGAGAACGTCGTCGAGGTCGCATCCTGGCCCCTGTTCGAGCCGTGGCTGCGCATGTGGGAGTCGCTCGGTTACCGGTGGAAGATCGTCAACGTCAACGCGGCGCACATCTACTCGGATACGAACGCGCCAGCAGGTCAGTGGCGGGACCGGATCTACATCGCGCTCACGCGGAAGGGGGTGCCGCAGCCGCGCCTCGAACCGTCGCCGCCGGGCTGGTGCGCGCAGTGCGACTCCGTCGTGTTGACACGCCAGCACTGGAAGAAGCCGGCACCGGAAGGCGCGCCCCGATTCGGGAAGTACGGATCGCAGTACGTGTACGTCTGCGACTCAGGCACGCACGCGCTGCAGGTCGTCGAGCCATTCGTCCTCCCGGCGGCGGCCGTCATCGACTGGTCCGACCTCGGCATTCGACTCGGCGACCGTCCGTCGCTGGGAATGCGGAAGCTGAGCGCGGCGACGCTCCGTCGCATCGAGGTGGGGCTGAGGATGTTCGCCCGTCCTGCGGTGGTCGCGAACTCCGGCCAGACCTGGGATGCCGCGAACCCGAGGCACCCGCGCTTCGGCGAGCCGGACTCGTACTACCGAGCGTGGGACTCCCTCGCACCGCTCATGGCGCGCCAGGCGGGCGGAACTGGCGACGCCGTCGCGGTCCCGCCGTACATGCTCGCCGTGAATCACGACGGCGACGCTCGCGCTCGTGAGCTCGCCGCCGGGCCGCTACCCACGCGCTCCACGAAGATCGGTGATGGGCTGGCGTTCCCGCCATTCGTCTCGCATCAGTACGGCGAGCAAGCCGGGTCTGAGCGTCGGAACAGCGACCCCGCTGCGACGGCCCTGGGCGCGATCACCGCGGGAGGCGCGCACCACAACCTCGTCGTGCCGCCGTACATCGCCGAGCTGTACGGTACTGGATCCGTCCGGGGCCTCGATGACACCGCCCTGTCGGCCGTCACTGCCGGCGGAAGCCACCACGGGCTGACCGTTCCGCCGGGCGCCTTCGTGTCGAAGCATCATGGCGGGCTGGACTACGCGCGCATCGAGCACATGAACAAGAGCGTCGGCGACCCGTTGCCCAGCATGGTCGCGCGCCCGAACGTCTCCCTCGTCGTGCCCGAGCGGACGCGACCGAAGTCGATGTACGAGGGGGACCTGCCGTTCGATCTCGACGACGTCCGATTCCGGATGCTCGGCCCCAAGGAGCACCTGCGCGCGCAGCGGTTCTGGGACGAGTACGACACGTCGGCGGCGAACAAGAGCGAGACGACGCAGGGCGCTGGCAACGCCGTCGCGGTGAACGTAGCCCACTGGATCGGCGACGACGTCAACGAGGCTCTCGGAGTCGTCGCGTGACTGTGGCGTTCGCGCACCCGCGCCCATCCCCCGACACCCTCCCGCACGACGATCCCCGCGGCCGCTGCCGCCCGTCGTGCTGCAAGACCCCGTACTTCTGCCGCACCACCTATCGGTGCGCATGTCACCAAGGAGCCCTCGTGGCAGACCGCGTACCCGCGATGACCATCCTCGCCCTCGACCGCCGTGACGCGCTGCGCGGCCGCGCCTGCGTCATGAGTGGATCACAGAGCGACCGCATCGTCCCGCAGCACCGTCAGGGCGGCATGGGCGGACGCAAGAACAAGCACCGCCTGACGAACGTGCTCTGGCTCGACTCCATCCTCAATGGCTGGATCGAGTCCAACGCCGAGTGGGCTGCTCAGGCACAGGCGTGGGGCGTGAAGGTGCCCGTCTGGGTGGACGACGAACGACGCGTGCCGGTGTACTTCGCCAACGAGGGCCGCTGGTATCGCCTCGAAGGCGAAAGCCGACAGGAGATCGGCTACGCGACGGCCATGGTCATGATGATCGAGGTCTATGGCGAGGTCGAGTACTTCCGCCTCAAGGCCATCGCTGACGACACCGCCCGCGCACGCCTCCTCAGCACGAGGGCGGTCGGCTGATGGTGTGGTTCAAGGTCGATGACTCGTTCTGGTCGCACCCGAAGGTGCTGCCACTGTCGGGCGATGCCCTCGCTCTGTGGGTCCGTGCCGGTGCGTACTGCGCGCAGCAGCTCACGGACGGGATCGTGTCCCTCCAGGCCCTGCGGATGCTCGCTGACCGCGACGCCGCCGTAGAGCTGACGAACGCGGGTCTCTGGGAGGTTGAGCCGACGGGCGGATTCCGCTTCCACGACTGGGCGGAGTACCAGCCGACCCGCGAGCACGTCATCTCGGAGCGCGCGAAGGCAACAGAGCGCAAGCGGAAGTCACGGGAGGCGTCGCATCGGGCGTCACGCCCGGCGTCACGCCGTGACTCACGCGGTGCTGACGCCGTGATCGGTGGAACGGTGGCCGACGCACGCGCAGAACTCCCAGACCCCTCGAGCCTCCCTCCGTTCTGCCCAAAGCACATGCCCACGGGTCCCGGGGGACGCGCCTGTCGCGCCTGCGGCGATGCGAAGTTCGCGCTCCTCGCAGCGCAGGCAGCCGCCAAGTCGAAGCCCACCCCGACCCCCACACGAGACCCAGAGTGCGAGATCCACCCCGGCTACCCCCTACCGTGTGACCGCTGCGCGCTCGAAGCAGAGGAGACGCGCTGATGCACGCCACAACGGCTGACGAGTGGTTCGACTCGTTCATCGAGAGGCTCGAGTCGGATCCGCTGCGGGTGCGCCGCGCGATCTCCGAGCTCTACCGACCGCTTCCTGGTCCTGTCCTCGCGGCGAAGGCGTACGACGCAGAGACCGATCGCCAGCTCGATCTCCTGGATCGCTCACTCGGACGGGAGGTGCTCCATGCATGAGCATGTCTGCCCATCGGAGCACCGCCATGGCGAGAACCTCACCTGCTACATGGGCCACCGCTGCCGGTGCGCTGACTGCCGACAGGCGAACACGGACTACCAGTACTGGCGTCGCCACCAGCACGCTGCGGGCCGCCCGATGCCGTTCGGTCACGTCGACGCGACGGGCATGGTCCGACGCATGCAGGCGCTCGCGTGCATGGGCTGGTCGTTCCAGACGACGGCAAAGCGTGCGGGCCTCGGGCGGGGCCGGGACATCGCCGCTCGCGCCACGGTCACGCGAGCAACGGCGGACGCAGTCGCAGCGGCGTACGAGGAGATGTGGGCGACCCCGCCCCGACCGGCCACGCGCGAGGAACGGATCGTCGTCGCCAAGACGAAGGCCCGCGCCTTCCGCGAAGGGTGGGCGCCGCCGCTCGCCTGGGACGACGACGACATCGACAACCCGGACGCCCGTCCGGCCGAATGGAAGGAAGCGGCATGAACACAATCACCATCTATGGAGCGTCCGATGACCTCGTTGAGATCGAGGGAGCTTTCAGTGAGGAGTTCGACGCGCTCGGTGCATGGCGTGGCCGCGTCGTTGCTCCCGACGGCGAGTCCCTGATCGTCACTGCCGAGTTCGGCAAGAGCGACTCGGACGCCGAGTGGACGCTCGGAGTCGAGAACAGCGGGACCTGGCCCGCGTGGCCTATCCACTTCGCAGAGCGTCCCGACCGCGAGGGCGACCCCGCGATCGTCATCGAGGTCCCCTCTGGCACGATCGTCGAGAGCCTCTGATGGCCGGCGAAACCGTGATCACCGTGGTGGGAAACCTCACGGCCGACCCCGAGCTGCGCTACACGCAGAACGGGCTGCCGGTGGCGAACTTCACCATCGCATCGACGCCTCGGAACTTCGACCGTGCCGCGAACGAGTGGAAGGACGGCGACGCGCTGTTCCTCCGCGCATCCGTCTGGCGCGAGTTCGCCGAGCACGTGGCGGGTTCGCTGACGAAGGGCATGCGCGTCATCGCGCAGGGCCGTCTGCGTCAGCGCTCCTACCAGGACCGCGAGGGCAACCAGCGCACCGCGATCGAGCTGGAGGTCGACGAGATCGGCCCCTCGCTCCGGTACGCGACCGCGCAGGTCACCCGTGCGGCCTCGACCGGCGGTGCCGGCGGTGCCGGTGGCGGTGGACAGTCCCGTCCCGCGCAGCAGCAGGTGTCGGAGGAGCCGTGGTCCACGCCCGGTTCGTCGACCAGCGCGGATGCCTGGAGCACTCCCGGCAGCTTCGGCGACGACACCCCGTTCTGAACACCACGCCGGGGTGCTGCGCCACAGCGCCCCGGCACTGCTCACCAAAGGAGACCGCATGACCAACTACGACGGACCTTCACGGCCGTTCCACGCACGCCGCGACGGTGTGTGCGCCGCCGACTGCGGAAACCGGATCCACCCGGGCGACGTGGCGCAGTACGTCGAGGGACAGCTCGTCCACCACGGCTGCATCCCCGAGGAGCAGCCCGAGCCCGCGCCCCGCCCTGTCTGCCCGACCTGCCACATGGAGTTCGCACTGAATGGAGCCTGCTCATGCTGACGACGATCCAGGGTTACGTCGACGTCACGGTGCGGGTCCCGTTCAGCGCACTCAACGACATCGATCACGGCCAGGCCGCGGATGCCGAGGCGTGGATGCATGCCGTGAACGACGGCAGCACGCCGGACGCGATGGAAGGCGCGACGATGTCGCACGCGGATTCTCGCGAGCATGAAGTCGTCGATTTCGAAGTGGTGGAGGCATGGACCGTCACTCCGGCCCACGACCACGAGAGCCGATGCTGTCGCGAGCATGCCGTCCACGTCGATCCTCACCGGGGGTGCATCCTCCGATGACCGATCTGCTCCCCGGATTCGATCCACCGCCCCCACCCAAGCACGCGCCTCGCGCAGAGCGCCTACCTCAGCGTGAACGCGACCAGCTCGCGATCGACGCCGGCATTCACCCCGCGACCCGCCTCCGGCTCGCCGACAACGGCAAGACCTGCGGCGACTGCGAGTGGCTCCGCCGCAAGACCGCCGGCGGGTGGTCCGGGTGGAAGTGCGGCACCGCAGATCCGAACTCACGAAACCACCGCGGCGACGGCCGCGACATGACCAAACGCTGGCCCGCATGCGCCGCGTTCAAAGAGAGGAGCGACACGTGAGGATTCTGACCGTCAAGCAGCCGTGGGCCTGGGCCATCCTTCACGCTGGCAAGAACGTCGAGAACCGCGTCCGCAACCTCGCCGGTGAGTACCGCGGCCCGGTCGCTATCCATGCCGGGAAGGCGTTCGACGACGCCGGATGGGATCACCCCGTTCTCGGCCCCATGCTCGACGAGGCGCTCCGTCAGGGCGATGAGATCGAGTTCACGCCCGCGGCCATCATCGGCGTCGTCGATCTCACCGATGTACACGACCAGTGCTGGACCGGCTACGAGGACCGCGCCGGGGAGACGCACGAGGAATGGTGCAGTCCGTGGGCCGAACCCGAGGTGCAGCATCTCGTGATCGCGAACGCCCGCCCCCTCCCCGAACCCATCCCGTACACCGGGGCGCTCGGCCTTCGCCACCTCGACGCCGCAACCACGGCGCAGATCCTCGCGCGAATCGGAGAAGCCGCGTGAACGCCGCATTCATCCTCGATGCCATTCGGGCGGCGTACCCGTCGACGGCCGTCGTCCCCGAGCTGACGATCGAGGATCTCGACATCGCCGACAGCGGCGAGACCGTCGAGCACCTGCATGCACACACCGCGCCTCCTGAGGGCCACAAGTACTCCCGTCGTATCGACGCGCTGATGTTCGACTCGCTCGTGCGCACAGCGATCGAGATCAAGGTCACCCGCGCCGACTTCATGCGCGACACGTACTGGAAGCGCCGCGCCTGGCAGAACGTCACACATCGGTTCGTCTACGCCGTACCCGAAGACCTCGACGTCATGACGCCGCACGGCATCGGCCTATGGAAGGTCAGCGAGAGCGGCCGCATCACCATCGCGAAGAAGGCGATCGTCAGCAAGACGCCCGACCCGCTCCCTCAGACCGTCATCCAGCGGCTTGCGTACCGCGCCGCGAAGAACGGAGCCCCAGCATGATCACCTGCGTCCGCAACCACCCCGCCCCCGGCGAGCACCGCGTCACCTGTCCCGACCACCCCGGCTGGGTCGAAGCGCAGCGCCCCGGACTGTGCCGCGGCTGCCTACCCCGCGCCGCCGAGCGCGGCTTCCTCTGCACTGCCTGCTACGAGCGCGTAGTGAACGCGGTCATCGCGTGGGCCGACTTCACCGCGCACTTGCGAGCCGCCGGCGGCCGCCTGGTGTCCCCGGAGGGTGGCGCGGGATCCTCTCCGAGCGGCTACTCGAACCTCACGCTCTCCTTCCTCTCCCTCGACGAGTGCGAACGCCTGCTCGCGTCGCGCGACGGTCGCACAGTCGATCTGTGGGTGCACGACGAGGACGGTGCCCGCGACGCGATCCGCTTCGCCGTCGCAGCCGAACAGGCCTACCAGTCGCTCGAGGTCGAGGAACGCGAACGCGAGCTCGTACGCGAGCGATGCCCAAACTGCAGCCGCCTCACCACCTACGGGCACGTCACCCGCGAAGAGCGCGGCGTCACCGTCGTCTCGTGCGACTTCTGCGGCCACGAGCTGTCCCGCGTCCGCGTCGGCGCCGCACGCTGGGCGCGCGAAGCGACGTGCGCGGAACTCATGCACGCCGACTGCGAAGCACTCGACTGCCGCTGCAGCTGCCACGTCATGGGCGCACAGTCCCGCACCGGCGGCATCGAAGCGCTCTGGGACGCCGACCAGCACCGCACCCAGACCTGGCGACGCGACGCCCGCGGCGACCTCCGTCGACGGCCGTCGCATCCCGCCGACCCGCCATACCGGTCGCTCTGGCTCATCCAGGACGCCCTCACCATCCACCCCACCTCCGAAAGGACCGCAGCAGCATGAGAGACCTCACCACCACCCAGCAAGCCGCGCTGATCGAGACCATCGGCGCCCCACCCCTCGGGAACGTCGTCGCGGGCAGCGTCGCCGCGAGAGAACAGCCCGACGGACAGGTCGCCGTGCTCTGGACTGGTGCCGCGATCATCCCGCGCGTGCAGTTCGATTCCGTCTTGAACGTCGTCGAAGCCGAGGACCTGGCCCACCGCCTGGCGCAGACGAACGGAGACTCCGATGAGCACTAAGCAGCTGATCGCCGACGCCCGCGCTCGATTGACGGCGCGCCGCATCGGCAGCTCGATCATGCGAGAGACCGACAAGGATCTCGTCGTGATCCGCAAGCTCGCCGAGGCGCTGCAGGCGTGGGTACCGAACGAAGACGAGCTGGCGATCGCGCGTAACATCGTGAACCAGATCGGCGACGTCTATGCCGAGCACATCCCGTCCCCTGAATGGGTGCCCGTTCGGCAGCAGACGAACGACAAACTCGACGCCTTCGCCGCTCTTCTCATTCGCACACTTCGGACCCCGGAACCGTCCGACGAGCACCTGAGCAACGTCACCATCAACGGTGTGCGACAGACGTGGCAGCAGCTATACGAGCTCGAGCACGCGCAGCACGTCGCGCTGCAGGGCTATCGACGCATGCTCGCCGACCTCGACCGCAACGCGACCGGCCGACACCAGGGCGACCACGACACGTTCGTGCCGGGCGGGATCTCCGAGGGCAACCCGCACCTGACCACGGGTGTCGTCATCGGCTACGACATCGGCGGCCGTGCCTACGTCGTGCCGGAGCCCCGAGACCGAGGCACTCTCGCGGCTTGGATGCCAGCGGCGAAGGAAGGGGCAGAGCAGTGACCGTCTACGTCGACGACATGTTCAAGAAGGCGACCGTCCCGAACGGGAACCGGAGCGTCACGGGCGAGTGGTGCCACATGCAGGCCGACACCCGCGAGGAGCTCGACGCGATGGCGGACCGCATCGGGCTTCGCCGCTCGTGGATTCAGTACCCCGACAACGACATGAAGCGGCACTACGACGTGACGCGGCCGATGCGGGCGCGTGCCGTAGCGGCCGGCGCTGTCGAGGTCGGCATGCTGGACCTCTCGCGGATGCGGAAGAAGTGGCGCGCCGAGCGCGAGGCGACGACGGGAGGCTCCGATGCCTGAGCCCAAGGAGTGGGTCACCGTCAAGGAGGGCGCGGTGCTGATCGGCAAGAGCACCCGAGCGATCTACGAGTGGATTGAGAACGACCGTCTCGCGACCCGTCTCGACGCTGAAGGACGCATGACGGTTCTCGCAAAGGCGTTGCAGCGAATCGAGCCGACGATCCGCCGAGGACGACCCAGGGGGAAGCCGACACGCCGGTGATCGGAAACCGTCGAACATAAATACGCAAAAGCCGCAATTGGTGCACGATAGAACGTAGATGGTGGACCAGTCCGCCTAAGCGAAAGCCCCGGCCTCTCGGGAGGTCCGGGGCTTCGTTCATTCCGCGAGAGCGTCCTCGATCGACTCTCCGAAGAACAGATAGCCCATCGGGTCGTCCTCAGTGGAGTGCATCTCGCTCTGCAGCAACGCTCGCTGACCCTCAGCGTTCACGGCCCAGGCTCGGATGCGGCTGTCAGTCCGATCGTCGCGTCGTTCGATGATCCTGTCGAAGACGGCGAGTCTCCACGCTCCACCGTCCGTGTCAGCCTCGACGTATCGCCTGCGATTCTCGATGTCGAACTCAGTCAGCCTGAGAATCAGCGCAGCACCCGGCACGACGCTGTGCTCCAGTTCCACCCGCGCTTCGGTCTCTGCCACCTCCAGGGCTGAGGGTGGAGGTGGTGGCGCCCCAACGGGAACTCCGCGCAACCCAAAGCGCGGCTTACGTGATTCGACCACCCAGCGTCTCAGCAGCTTCGCTTCCCTGACCGACATATCACGCACGCGGTCACGGGCGGCGTCCGCGGCACGCTCCTTCGATGCGGCCTCTCGTTGCTTTTCCACCTCCCGCGCCAGACGGCTCGCGTTCATGGATACGCCCACGGCCACGACAGAAACGATGACCGAGCCGGCGCCGATGATACTCGGGATAATGATTCCCGCCCACCAGTCGAAGGTGTCGCGGATCACTGCGGCGGTAAGTTCGAACATGGTCATCGCCCAGCTGGAGCGACTGGGACCTGGTAACGGCCCAACTGATCCACCCACAGAACGCCGTCAAGGATCCAGCCCCACGACTTCGCGATCTCGCCGATCTCCGCGATCGACCCGTCGTCGTGCAGATCCACGAAGCGATGCAGCTCGCGCACTTCCCCATCCGGGTGCTCCGACGTCGCCGCGGCTCGCAGATACCAGACGTCGTCGCCTCCGTGCTCGACCCACATGATCTCGGGTCGGACCCCGGTCGCGTGTAGCTTGCGCACGCCGTGGGGCGTCATGTGCAGCGCGTCGGCGATCTCCTGCCACGTCGCGTTCTCGGTACGTGCTTCGGCGATGATCTGGGGTCGCTTCTGCCACTCGTTCCCGAGACGGCGGAGCCTTGACAGTGCGGACATGTCTCCAAGGGTATCTGAGTTGCCATTCACGGCTTAGTCCTCTCCGGGGATCGAGATGATGATGCAAGGCGTACCGGTGAGGTCGAACCCCTCGGCGTGAACCTCCAGCGAGACGCCCTTCGGCTGTTCGGCGCGGCTTGGCTTTCCGCTCTCGGTGAGGTTCGGCACCCGCGCCACTCGCGTCAGCTGCGTGCGCCCCGTCTTGAGGGCGGCAGCCGCCGCGCGCCTCGCGACCATGAGCACATCCCACCAGCGCGCGTCCTCCGTCTGCCAGGAACCGCCTCGGGTCCACTCGACCGCTTCGGCGTATGCCTTCTGCGTGAGCAGCACAGGGAGCGCGTAGCCGGCCTCCAGCGTCGTCGCGGGGCTGAATCGGAGCAGCAGGCCGTCGCGCTCGGCGTCGGATGCCGTGTAGGCGTAGATCAGGTTCGAGTCGGTCATGCAGTGATGGTAACTCAGTTGCGCTTGAATAGGAAACTCAGTTACCATCAAAACATGAGCACCGAACAGACCAACAGCCGGGCGAACACCGTCCTCAACCAGCTGCGCGAAGCATCCGATATCCTGCGCAAGCCGCAGAGCGTCGTCGCCGCCGACTGGATTCGCGCCGGCGTCACCACCAAGGCGTACAGCCCCACCCGGCATGCCGGTATCACCCGCGCCGAGTACAAGCGGGCGCAGGTCGTCGTGCAGCGCCTGGCCGGGGTCGTCCGATGACCGCCGCGCACCGCGCGCCGACCGCGTGCTTCATCTGTGGCGGTGGACCTCATGAGCCGACCGAGCTTCACCGATACTGGTCGAATGCTGAAGCGGAGGCCGAGGCAGCCGAGATCGATCGCAAGGCCGCCGCCGGCGGCGGCCCGCTTTGGCCCAGCATGACCGACGTCGAGACACTCGATCCCCGAGAGGCCGTGTACTGAATGCCGACCATCATCAAGGGCCAGCCGACCTCAGCCGAGATCCGCGACCGCCTCGCCGCTGAGAACCGCACCGTGCTCGTCGCGTTCTCCGGCGGGAAGGATGCGATCGCCGCGGAACTCGCGCTGCAGGACGCGGGCATCGAAACCGTCCTCGCGCACCTGTACTACATCCCCGGCCGCGAGCCCGGCCGCACCCTCGACTTCGTGGAGCGCGGCCTGACCGACCTCGAGCAGGCACTCGGCAAGCCGATCCATCGATACCCGCACCCATCGTTCTACCGGTGGCTCAACAACTTCGTGTTCCAGCCTCCCGAGCGGTGCGAGGTCATCGAGGCGGCGAACCTTCCCCTCCCCGACTACGCGACCATGTGGGCGCTCATCCGCAAGGATCTCGACCTCCCCGCCGACACCTGGGTGGCCGATGGCGTCCGCGCAGCGGACAGCATCGTCCGTCGCGCGTCGTTCACCCGCCACGGCATCATGAAGCCGAAAGACCGCAAGGTGTCCCCCGTCGCCGACTGGCTCAAGAGTGAAGTACTCGACCGCATCGCGGATGCCGGGATCGCCCTCCCAGTCGACTACGACCACTTCGGCCGATCCTTCGACGGCATCGACTACCGCTTCCTCAAGCCCATCAGCGAGCACTTCCCCGAGGACTTCGCGCGGATCCTCGACTGGTTCCCGCTCGCCGACCTCGAACTGTTCCGCGACAGCATGGAGAACCGCTCATGACCCGCGACAGCTCCGGCCTCACCGGGCCCCGCAAGCGCCCCGGTGCCGGCCGATCCTCCGGCGGCCTCTCCGGTCGTCGGCCCAAGCACATCCCCGAGCCCGACCCTCTCGCCGAGGTCCAGTACACCGACAACCTCGCCGAAGACGCCGCCGCCGAGTTCACCGCACTCGAGCAGGGCTACCGCGACCGCGCAACCGCCGAGCGCGCCCGGTTCAAGCGCGCTACCGACTCCGAATTCTGGGTCGCCGTCTGCTTCACCACCCGCGAGGAGAAGGAAGCCTTCCTCGAGCGCTCAGGCCTCGCCCCTCTCGGCGACAAGTACCTCGACGGCCGAAGCGTCGCAGACGCCCTCGGAGTCGACCTCACCTGAGACCGACGAGAGGAGGTGACACCATGCGTGACCGCTTCCGCTCCATCGCCCGAGGCATCCGCACCGCGTTCCGCCGCTCCCAGGCCCGACGCGCCGCATCCGCCTCCGGCGGACGCACGTCCGGCTCCTGACCCAGAAGAGGAAACCCCATGCGCAACCGCTCCATCGCCACCTACATCCGAGGCGGCATCAACAGCGCTGAAGGCTTCGCCAACATCATGGGCGGCACCGGATTCTCCGGACGCCGCACCACTGGCGCACGCCGCGCAGCATCCTCGCGCGCAGGCCGAACCAGCGGCAGCTAATTCCGCACTGCAACACCGAACCCCCGGGGACCGGCACCAGCCTCCCCGGGGGTCCGTCATGCCGGCCAGGCGCCAGGCACCCCCACTGACCCGCCAGGCGCGGGCGCAGCGAAAGAGGCAACCACATGGCATCGGATACCAACTCCCGAGCAACCGCCGCCGAGAAGCGCAAGCAAGCCCTCGACCTCCGCCGAGCCGGATGGTCCTTCGACGAGATCGCCGCCGAGGTCGGCTACGCGAACAAGGGCAGCGCACACCGTGCCGTGAAGCAGGGCATCGCCGACATCACCCGTGAGTCCGCCTCCGAGCTCCTCGAACTCGAACTGTCCCGACTCGACGACCTGTTCTCCGGCCTCTATGAAGCAGCCCGCAACGGCGACAACTTCTCTGTCGACCGTGCGCTGAAGATCATGGACCAGCGCGCACGCCTCCTCGGCCTGTACGACCACAAGCCGGAGGATCCGACCGCCGACGTCAAGGGTGCTCTGCTCGACTTCGCCGCGGGCCTGAAGGGCCTGTTCGGCACTGATGACTCGTACGGGCAGGTGACCGATGACTCCTCCGGCACCGCCGACGTTCCAGGCGACAGCGAGCCTGGGGCGTAACCAGGCCCGATCGCTGAACGCGTGCCTGCAGGAGGGCGCAACGTTCAACCTCTGGGAGGGCTCGATCCGCGCCGGGAAGACGTACGTCTCGGTGCTCGCGTTCCTCATGGCGGTCGCGTCGCTCGGTGACCAGCAGCTCGACGGCCAGCTCCTCATCGTGGGGAAGAACCTCGGCTCGATCTACCGCAACTTCTTCCAGACCATCGAGACGTCGAAGGGCCTCCGCGCGTTCCGTGGCGTCGTGAAGTACACGCAGAACGCGCCGACGGCTCACATCTTCGGCCGCGAGGTCCAGGTCATCGGTATCAACGACTCTCGTGCTGAGGGCAAGATCCGAGGCATGACGGTGCTGCTCGTCTACGTCGACGAGGCCACGGTCATCGAGGAGACCGCGTTCAAGCAGGTCCTGAACCGCATGTCGCTCGACGAGTCGAAGCTGTTCGCGACCACGAACCCGGACTCGCCGGCGCACTGGCTCAAGACGGACTTCATCGACCGGATGCGCGACCTGCCCGACTGGCGTCGCTACCACTTCATGATGGACGACAACCCGTCGCTGTCGGACGCGGTGAAGGCGCGACTCCGTTCCCAGTACACGGGTCTCTGGTTCCGTCGGCAGATCCTCGGCGAGTGGGTGTCCGCTGACGGCGCGATCTACGGCATGTGGGATCCGGCCGTGCACGTGAAGCCGTGGGAGTCGCTGCCGTCGATGCACCGTCTCCTGGGTGTGGGCGTCGACTTCGGCACGAACAACCCGTCGACCGGTCTCCTCCTCGGCCTCTCGAAGGAGAAGCAGGTCAACGGCCGCTACGGCTCCCGGCTGTGGCTCATCGACGAGTGGCGTCACGACTCTCGCAAGAGCGAGGCGGCGTTCCTGTCACCGTCGCAGCAGGCGGGGCTGTTCCGCGATTGGCTGAACAAGGACCACCTGCCGTACGAGTCCGCGCTCCGCCCCGAGTTCGTCATCGTGGACCCCGCTGCACTGCACTTCCAGCGCGAGCTCAACCTCCTCGACATCCCGACGTCGGGCGGTCTGAACAACGTCTCGTACGGCATCAGCACCGTCGCGTCGCTCATGGCCGAACGGCAACTCGTCGTAACCGATCGGTGCCCTGGATGGATCGCGGAGACGCCCGGCTACAGCTGGGACACAAAATCCGCACTCAAGGGCCACGACGAGCCGGTGAAGGTCAACGACCACTCGCTCGACGGCGGCAGGTACGTCATCGCGACGACCGAGTCGATGTGGCGGCCGGCGCTGAACTGGAGCCTGGCCGCGTGATGGCTACCAGCCCGTGAGCACCTTCGATGCCTGGTCGCTGCAGAGCAGCACGCCGGCGCCGGAGATGACGTTCACGGCGGCGTCCTTCGTGAAGCCGCTGTCAGTGAGCGCCGTCTCGATGCTCGCCGGACCGATGTCCGACTTGAGCGACTGGCACACGGACTTCCCGACTTCGAGCAGCCCCTCATCGGTGTAGCTGATCAGGTCCGGGCCCGTCTCCTGACGGAGCGTGTCGAGGAAGCCCTGCTCGAGCGCTGCGGCGTCGATCGTCGGCGTCGGGGAGGGCGTGTCCATCTCGACGGTGGCCGTGGTGCTCTCCGTCGGCGTCGGCTCCGGGTCCGAGGATGCCGAGCATCCGGTAACGGCGAGGACAGCGATCAGAGCAGCGGGGACGATGAGACGGCGCATGCGCTCAGAATAGCGCCGTCCCACCCGCCTCAGGAGTTCAGGTCCTTCTGCAACTCGGCCAGCAGGCCGAGCACCGGAGATTCGTTCTCCTGGTCGCTCTGCGTCTCGTAGGCCCCGAAGAAGACGAGTTGCTTGCCCTGCGGTTTCGGCACGCGGTACTCGGCGACGACCTGGACGTTGCCGGGCCAAGCGTGCGCGGACGCGCCATTCCCGTCGATCTCGACATCGGCCTTCACTTCGACCAGGGCAAGGGCGTTTCGACCGATCGCTCGTACGTCGTCGATCTTCGGAGTGCCCTCCTTGACGCCGGTGGCGTGCCCAAGGAGCACCGCCTGGGCGGTGAGGACAGTGAAGAACACTTCGCCCCCGCCCTCATCCCGAACCTGCATCTGCGCCCAGATGATCTCTTCGCCGGCGGCCGTGATGGTCAGTGCGGTGAGCACACGCCCATACCAGAGTGCGTGCGCGTCCTTATCGCTCTCGCTGACGAGTATCCCGACGTACGCACCCCTGCGGAACTTCCGATCCAGGTCAGAGGCCGTCTCTCGGTGCTGCTTAGTGGGCTGCATGGCGCCCCCCTTTCACTAGTGCCCCAAAGGTACCGGCTACTCACGACTTCCCGGCGCGACGCCGGGTAGGCCCCGTGACGGGGCTCTCATAGGAAGGGCGACCATGCCCAGAGAACAGATCACCCACAACCGCATCGTGGCGCAATCCGTCGCGGCGCCGACGATCAGCGACTCCGACGACGCCCCCGAGGCGATCGTCCACCAGGAGATCGCCCGGAAGAACCTCCACATCGAGTGGAACCGCACCGGCGGATCCGGCGCGCTTGGCGTCCAGCACGACATCGGCTGGGTACAGCTCGGCATCGAGGTGTCCGTCGCTGACCTCCGGTCGATGCTCGCCTCCGCGGAAGCTCAGGCGCAGGCTGAGGCTCGCAAGTACGCCGACATCGGCGCGCTCGACACCGAGGCGTGCACCTTCCGCGTCACCTCCGACGTGCTCGACCGCCGAGAGACGAACCTCGCCATCTCCGCGCTGCGCCGCGCGCGCGACGTCGCATACGGGAAGGACGCGTGATGGCCAGCCGGAAGTTCGACGCCGTTGCCACCGTGTTCGCCTGGGTGATCGTCGCCTTCATCTTCCTCGCGATCTGCGCTGTCGTGTTCGGCATCCGCCTCGTGATCACCGGTGGCGACGTCGGGTGCGCATTCGCGCAGGATCCGGCGCTTTGCATCGCGCTGAAGGGAGTCGGCCGATGAGCGAGTCCGTCCACCTGTTCCCCGACGTGCACGCCGCGCTCGGCATCAAGATCAGCGACCTCGGCTGCATCATGGCCGAGGTCGAGCACATCGCGGTCACCGACTACGCGCGTGACGCGGGCCTGGCCCCAGAACGTGACCTCTACACCTCGCCGAACCTGGCGGAGCGCTTCTGGATCGACGGCGCAGTCGCCGAGACCGGCGCGCACGCGACCCTGCTCTACGGGCTCATGCAGCCCGGGCCCGTGTGGCGCGAGCACGTCGACGCGCTCCTCGCCGACGTCGAACTCGCATCGGTGAAGGTCGACCACGTCGGCATCTTCGACTCGCCCTACCCCGATGAGCCGTACAAGTGCATCGTTGCGCACCTGGTGATCACGCCCGAGCTCGCCAAGGCGCACGCTCGCCTGTCGTACCTCCCGCACATCAACACGTTCCCCGGCTACCGGGCGCATGTGACCCTCGCCTACGTGAAGGATCAGCCGTCCGGCGTCGACTGGGCGAGCACCACCGCCGAAGCCTGGGTGCGCGCGCTCCAAGGTGCGCTGCGCGATGCCCCGCTCGCGGTGACAGGCATCGACTACGGGGGCCGGCCGTGAGCGCCGCGACCGCTGTCGCCGCCGAGGCGGGATGCCCGTTCTGCGTGCTGGTCATGGAGCACGTCACCAAGGGGACGGGCATCGAGCAGCTCGGTTCGTCCGGGGTCTACCACTTCGAACCCCTCAACCCCGTCACGCCCCGCCACCGTCTGTTCATCCCCGCCTTCCACTACGAGGACGCAGCGGAAGCTCCCGCGGCGACCGGCGCTGTCTTCGAGTGGGCCGCCTGGTGGGCGGCGCAGCAGGGCGAGGACTTCAACCTCATCGTGAACGCCGGGCCGGAGGCATCGCAGACCGTCCGCCACCTGCACGTGCACTACGTGCCCCGCCGCGCAGGCGACGGCCTCCGGCTGCCGTGGACAGAACAGCGCTCGTGAGCGACGGTGAACGGCCGTACGAGTACCTCGCGCCCGATGTCGTCGCCGCTCGCGACGCCGTCGGCCGGGCGATCTCCGAGTACCTCCGCCTGATCCGCCCCGATGAGGACCCGTTCGTGGTCGCGTGGGCGGTCGGTGTGGAGTGGACGAACGCCGAGCTCGAGCAGTCGGGGGAAGCTGGCCGCGCTGTCGTCTCTCCGTCCGAGCAGCCCGTCAGTGCGACGGCCGGTCTCGGCGCGTACCTGCTGCACCGCTTCGCATAGACGTCCAGGGGGTCCTCCGTCCCTGAGTTGAGGGCACGCGTCGCCCGAGAAGACGAGAAGAGCGCACCCGAGGGCGCGAGGCCCAGACCTCGCGCCCTCCCCCATGCCTGGAGGGGCGTCAACGCGCATCGAGAACCGCGAAGGCTCCCGCTACCGCAGCGCCCGTCCCAACCGGGCGTGGATGACCTGCGCCCCTCCACACCCTCACGCCACAGCATCCCCGGAAGGGAGCCACCATGCCGCTGCCCACTGGGAACGTGACCTGGCCGCCGAAGGAGTTCTCTCCCTACTTCGACCTCCTCGAAGTGTTCGACGGCTGGTACACCGGCAACATCGCCGCACTCGCGTCCATCTACCGCGACCGCCCGATCTCGCACCCGGCGCAGTACAACGGCGGCATCCTCGGCGCCGGCGCGCGCGCATGGCTCGGCAAGCCACAGGCGACCGCCGAGACACGCTCGCGGCTGCACATCCCTCTCGCCGCCGACATCGCGACGCTCTCCGCCGACTACCTATTCTCCGAGGCGCCGCGCGTGGTACTTCCCGGCGAACGGTCGAAGGACGGGAACACGCCCCGCGACACGATGCAGGACCGCGCCGAGAAGGTCATCAACACGTCCTCGTTTCATTCGCTGCTGCTGGAGTCCGGCGAGATCGCGTCGGCTCTCGGCGGCACGTTCCTCCGCCTCGTATGGAACAAAGAGCGCCTGACCACCGTGCGAGCCGAGGCGGTCTACGCCGACGCGGCGATCCCGACCTTCCGGTTCGGTCAGCTGCACGAGGTCACGTTCTGGACCGAGCTGTCCCGGGAGAAGGGCAATGTCTGGCGTCACCTGGAACACCACGCCGCCGGTTCGATCGAGCACGGCCTGTACGAGGGCACCGAGGACAAGCTCGGCACCCGCCAGCCGCTGTCCGAGCGCCCCGAGACCGCGTGGCTCGCCGGCGACCCCGCCAACGGCATCCCGGCCGTGGTCAACGCGAACAGTCAGATCCTCACGCAGGTCAAGGGCCTCACCGCCGCCTACGTCCCGAACATGCGCCCGAACAAGCTGTTCCGGAAGGAGCCGCGCCTCTCGCAGCTCGGGATCTCCGACTACGCCGACATCGTCCAGCTGTTCGACGCCGTCGACGAGGTCTGGTCGTCGTGGATGCGGGACATCCGCATCGCGAAGGCCCGCATCGTCGTCGCGAAGCAATACCTCGAAGGCGGCGGGTTCGGCGGCGGCGCGTCGTTCGACTTCGACCGCGAGGTATACGAGGGCATGAACGCGCTCACGGGCCCCGGCGGGCAGGACTTCGGTTTCCACGCCCACCAGTTCGAGATCCGTGTCGAGGAGCACGCCGCCACCGTCAAGGAGCTGCGTGACCAGGCGATGCGCTCCGCAGGGTGGACCCCGGGCAGCATCGGCGGCTCCGACGCCGGCATGCGCACCGCTACGGAGATCAAGTCCGACGACCGCCTCTCCGAGCGCACCCGAGACAAGAAGATCAACTACTGGAAGACGCTCTCGCCGTTCTTCCTCACGTGGCTTCAGCTGGACTCGATCGTGTATGACGGCCAGAGCCCCCAGGAGGAGCCGGAGTTCCGCTTCCCCGCGGAAGCGCAGGCCGATCAGGAGTCGATGGCCCGCACGAACCAGATGCTCTACGCCGCACAGTCCGCGTCCGTCGAGACGCGAGTCCGCATGCAGCACCCGGAGTGGGACGGCGAGACCGTCAACGGCGAGGTGAAGCGGATCCGCGAGGAGTTCGGTATCGGAGAGGCCGCCGATCCGACGAAGGTCGGGACGGTGGACGACGACACGCAGCCGACGCCCGAGGACATCGAGAAGTTGCGGGACCGGATGGCGCGGGAGGCGGCGGGCGAGACTCCCGACGACGGCGCATAGAGGCCGTGTGAATCAGATACCGATCAACAACCAGAAGCCCGAGATCACGCGGGAACCGCGGCACGTCAGCGCCTCGCGTCAACCACCCGTCAACTACGCGGGAGGTGCGTGATGGCTGGGTTCGCCCCCGAGCATGACGACTATCAGCAGCTCGTGTACCGGATCGCTGCTCAGGTGGCGGGCACCTTCGCGGACGCCGAGACTCGGCTACTCGCAGCAATCGCCCGCCGCCTGATCCGCGACCTCCCGGACATGCCCGACCTGGCTGAGCGCCTGGCCATCGTGCGCGAGCTCGAAGGCATCGCCGCCGCGCTGACGGAGGGAATCACTCGCGACCTCGCCGGGGACATCGTCGCTCGCGCGGCGCGCGAGGGCGCGGCATCCGTCGTGCAGCTGCCGTCGATACCGCCGCTCGCTGGCGTTTCCACGCAGCAGGCCCTCGCCGCGGCGCTCGTCGCCTACGATCTCGGCAACGCCTTCGAGGACATGCGCGCGAGGATCCTGCGCTACCCGCGAGACGCGATGGGCCAGTTCGTGGTCGGCGGCGACGTCTTCCAGCAGGTCATCGCGAACCACGCCGGCCAGGTGCCGCTCGGCATACCGACGGCCGTGGCGCGGAAGGCAGCGCTGCAGGAGTTCCTCGAGCGGGGCGTCACTGGGTTCACCGACATCGCCGGCCGTAACTGGCGCATCGGCACGTACTCGGAGATGGCGACCCGGACGGCCGTCACCCGTGCGTACGACGACGCGAAGGTATTCCGCGCCGCGCAGGTTGGCATCGACCTGTTCACGGTGCTCGGCGGTCGGAACGCGTGCGACCACTGCGCACCGTGGTTCGGGAAGATCATCGCGAGCACCGGCACGGCAGGGCCACGCGAAGTACTCCACTCGTACGAGGACCGGACCATCACCGTCGACGTTGCGGGCACGCTCGCCGACTGGCGTGCGTCTGGGGCGAAGCACCCGAACTGCACCTGTGTGCTGGTCGAGTACCTGCCCGGATTCTCGGTTTCCGTGTCGGCCCCCGCGTACGACCCGGCCGCGCACGCCGCGCGCGACCGCCTCCGCGAGCTGGAGGTCCGCGAGCGCGACGCGAAGCGGAAGCTGGAGATTGCGACGGCCGCCGGCGACACCGCGAAGGCGAAGCGGCAGCAGAGCCGGGTCCTCACTATCCAGGCGGAGACCCGTGCGCATGTCTCCGCGACTGGTCAGCGCCGCCGCTACGAGCGCGCTCAGGTCCGATTCGCTGACGGCCGCCACGGCTCGGCGAGCTCTGCGGAGCGCATCCTCCGACCGGTATCTGCCGCGTCGAGGGTCGCCCCGCATATCCCCGAGGGCCTGGCCCTGCAGGGTCACGAGCTCGCCACGGCGAACAGGCTCGCCGACGTCGGTCTCAGGGTCCGGTTCCGCACGATCCAGACCGGGCAGGGCGTCAAGAACATCGACGCGACTGTCGACAGCCAGCTGTGGGAGTTCAAGAGCCCCCAGGGCATCGGGAAGAGCACGATCTCGAACCAGCTACACCGTGCGAAGGAGCAGGGCGCTCGTCGCGTGGTCATCGACACGGCCCGCACTCGACTGGACGACGCCATGGTGCTCGATGAGATGCGCCGACGATTCGCGTCTTTCCCGTGGTTCACGTCGATGATCCACATCGCGAAGGACGGCACCGTGACCCGGCTCATGCGCTGATCCCGGGCAACAGAGAAGGCGGCTGGGCTGTCCGAAAAGTGAACTGCCTGCCGCCTTCTACCCGCCATTCTACCGCGCCCCGCTGCGCACATCCAGACCCCGCGTCATGTCGGCGCGGTCCACCGAATCCGGCCAGGCGCCGGGAAGGAGATCCACAATGCCCGATGCACCCGCACCCGAGCCCGCAGAGCCGACGCCCACTCCCGCGCCGGCCGCACCCGCCCCGACTCCAGCGCCGCCCGTGCCGGGTCCGCCCGCTGCGCCGACTGCGCCCGCTGCCGACCCCGCGGACCCGAACGAGAACATCGACGAGCTCCCCGAGTGGGCGCGCAACTCGCTGACGAAGGCGAACAAGGAAGCCGCGGGCTATCGCAGCGAAGCGCAGAAGGCGCGCGCTGCCGCCGAGCAGGCGCAGAAGGACTTCGTCCAGAAGGTCGGCAAGGCGCTCGGTCTCGTGACCGACGACGAGCCGCCGACGGTGGACGGCCTCACGCAGGCTCTCCAGGACAAGGACCAGTCGCTCACGGCGTCGCAGGCTGAGACCCAGGCGCTGCGCATCGAGAACGCGATCCTGCGTCACGCCGACCGCTTCGGCGGCGACGTCGACGCCCTCACAGACTCCGAGAGCTTCAAGAAGAAGCTCAAGGAACTCGACCCGACTGCAGATGACCACGCCGCCCAGGTGGAGGCGCTGGTCAAGTCGACCGTCGAGTCGCATGCCCGTTACCGGAAGGCCCAGGTGGCCCCCAAGTCCAGTGACGGAGACCCTGCACCCGCTGGCGGCGCACCCGCCGGCGAGAAGTCCATCGACGACATCCGCAAGGAGCGTCAGAACCGCCGCGGCGTCGAGTCGTAGGCAGAAAGGGCCACCACCATGGCAAACACCCTCCTCAGCACCACCGCGATCGCTCAGCAGGCGCTCGCCACCCTCTACGAGTCGACGTTCCTCGGGCCGCTGGTCTACACGGACTACGGCACCGAGCTCGCGACCCGCAAGCAGGGTGACACCATCAACATCCGCAAGCCTGCGACGTTCACGGCGCAGAAGTTCGACCGCGCCCAGGGCATCCAGCTCCAGGACGCGACCGAGGGCTCCGTCCCCGTGAAGCTCGACAACATCGCCGACGTGTCCTTCGCGGTCACCGACGAGGACATGAGCCTGAAGATCGAGGACTTCGATCAGCAGCTCCTCTCGCCGGCGTTGGAGGCCATCGCTCAGCACGTCGACCTCGCGGTCCTCAGCCTGCGTGACCAGGTCACCCAGGTCGCGGGCACCCACGCCGACGCAGTCGCCGACGGTCAGACGTGGGACAAGCCGGAGGTGCTCATCGAGGCCAAGCGTCAGCTCGACCTCCGGAGCGTCCCGCAGCGCGACCGTTACGCGGTCGTCGGCCCCACCATGGCGTCGAAGTGGCTCAACACCGAGCTGCTGAAGACGGCGAACAAGTCCGGTTCGACCGAAGCGCTCCGCGAGGGCTCGATCGGCCGCAACCTGTTCGGCTTCGACGCCTTCCAGACGGGCCTGGTCGGCCAGCCGGCCAGCAACCCCGCGGTCGGCCAGCCGACCACCGAGGTCGGCTTGGCGTTCCACCGCTCGGCTCTGGCGCTCGCGTCCGCGCCGCTGGAGGTGCCCTCGGGTGCCAACCAGGGCCAGGTCGCTGTGCAGAGCTACCGCGGTCTGTCCGTGCGCGTCGCGTACGGCTGGGACATCAAGTACAAGCAGACGGTCGTGTCGGTCGACTTCCTCTACGGAGTGAAGCTGCTCGACGCGAACCGCGCCGTCCTGCTCAAGGGCCCGAACAAGGCCTGACCGATCGGGTGGACGGCCTCCGGGCCGTCCACCCTTCGGTCGCCCGAGAGAAACGGAGATCAGCATGTCCCCCAAGTACACGTCCCTCGAGGACGGCCAGGTCATCGTCAGCGACGAGCCCCGCGCCGACCTGGACGCGCTCTCCCGCTGGGAGCGCGACGACAGTCCGGTCAGCACCGAGCCGCAGGGCCTCGTCCCGCAGAGCCCGGGCCCCGTCGCTGGCGAGGTCAACACGGACACCGTCACCGATGGCACCCCGCCGCTCACATCGGCGACCGCCGGCATCGCGAACCCGGCCGACACGCTCAGCGCCGAAGAGGCGCAGCGCAAGGCCGCCGAGGATGCCGCCGCGAATGCGAACGGTGAGCCCACCGGCGACACCGGAGCGGGCGGCGGCGGGTCCAGCGATGGTTCCGCCGAAGGCAACGCCGTCGGGAGCAACGACGGCGACGACCAGCCCGAGCGCCCCGGCCTCAACGGCTCCAACGAGGAGTGGCTCGCGTACGCGAAGCACGACTCGATCGGCCTCGACGTCGCCGACGACGCCGGACGTGACGACATCGTCGCCGCGTACATCGAGAAGTTCGCGCCCGCAGGGAACGCCCGCGGCGAGGACTGGGCCGACTACGCCGAGAAGCACGGCGTGAAGGTCGAGGACGGCGCGGGCCGCGAGAAGATCCGCACCGCCGTCATCAACGCGGGCTGGGCGAAGGCCTGACCGCACGAGCGGGGAGACGCATCATCCGGTGCGGCTCCCCGCTCACGACTCGAAGGAGATCAGCACACCATGAGCCTCATCATCCGCCTGCCCGAGCACCTCGCTTCGCAGCGCATCCTCGCCGGTATCGAGTTCACCGACGGCATCGCCACGGTCGAGAGCATTGGCAGCAACACCCGCCGCTTTCTGGAGATCACCGGCGCCATCTTCGGTGACGCCGAGTCCGCCTCCCCCAGCCATCGCGATCTGACCATCGAGACCATGCAGGTCGGCGACAGGCTGCTCACCGACCTGACCGTCGAGGAGCTGCGTGATCTCGCGGAGACCGAGGGCATCGACCTTCCGTCAAAGGCGCGCAAGCCCGAGATCCTCAACGCCTTCCTGCAGGCGTTCACCCGCGAGGAGTGACCGTGTGGTTCCCGTACGCTGAAGCCTCCGACGTGCCCGAGTCGGTGGCCGCCGAGCTGGAGGACGTGGCGTTCTCGATCCGCAACGCGTCCTATCGGATCCGCGATGCCCTCCGCACGGCGCGCTTCGCTGTCAACGAGGACGGCCGCCCCACCGACGACGGTGTCGCTACCGCGATCAAGGACGCGACGCTCGCGCAGCTCGCGTTCTGGGCCGAGACCGGTGACACCACCGGCGCCGGCGCGCAGAACGGTGGCGGATCAATCCTGTCTGTCAGTCTGCCCGGCGGCGGTGGCACGAGTGACGCCCGCGCAAAGCAGGATGCCCTCGACGCTCCGACCGTCGAGATGATCCTGCGCGGCTGCCCCGGCATCGCCTGGGGAGTGGGCTACCGATGAGACGCCTGCCGAAGCGGATGCTCCCGCATGGCGGGCTCGTCGCGTACCGACCGAAGCTCGGCGAGAGCGTCTACGAGGAGAAGCACGGCCCCGAGGTCGTGCCGACTCGCGCTGCGATCGACGACAAGCAGAAGCTCATCCGCACCGCGGATGGTCGGCAATTCATGTCGACGGCGCGGATCGCGCTCGACCGCGAGCACCTCATGCCTCTCGGCTCCATCGTCACGATCTGGCGCGGACGGTCGAACGAACGCGAGGCGACGGCCGTCGTCGTCGCTCTCGCCGAGTGGCCGGGCCTTCCCCAGTTCGTCGAGATCGCATTGGAGTGATCGCAAATGGTCGTCAACTGGCACGGAGACGAAGCCCTCCAGCGAGTCCGTGTCGGCGGAGCGCGCGGGCTAAACCGAGCGGCCCGCGCGCTACTCGCCGAGTCGCAGACGCGCGTCCCGTTCGACAGCGGCGACCTGTCCCAGTCCGGCACCGCCCACGACGCGACCCCGCAGGAGCTGGAGTCCGCGGTGAGCTTCAGCGCAACGTCCGAGGACGGCTTCAACTACGGCGTGGCCGCGCATGAAGGCCTCGACATGGACTTCCGCACCGATCACAATCCCGGCGCGCAGGCGAAGTTCCTCGAACGGCCCGCCGAGGAGATGAAGGCGCAGCTCATGGGCGTCGTCGCCATGGAGATCAAGCGGGAGGTCGGATGAGCTTTCACGCTGGCCTTCTCGAAGGCATCGCCCGACTGCTGGCCTCCCAAAGCATGGGCGTCTACCGCGACGACGGTGTGTACGCCGCCACAGACCGCGGCATTGTCGTCGGCCGCTTCCCGGAACAGCCGGTCGAGATCGTCGGACTGTTCCTCTACCTCCCCGGCGGTGTCGGGCTATCCCCGACAGCGACGCGGAGGCTCGCAGAGACGCGCGTGCAGATCAAGTACCGCCTGACCGGGCACCCGCTCGCCGGGGTGGAGTACTTCGACCGTCTCCACGATCTGATCGACCGGAAGACCCTCGGCCTCGGCGACATCCGAGCCACCGGCGAGTACGTCTCGTTCGGCGAGCTCGGCCCGTCTCGGCAAGCGCGATCGGGCTACGAGTTCACCACGAACTGGAAGCTGACCGGTCTCGCAGGCCTCCCCCTCGTCCCGCCCGCGGGATAGCCGCCAGGCGCGGCACCACCCCTCGAGCCTCCGCACCCCGCGGGGGCTCTCGTCATTCCTGGAAAGGAAATCCCATGACCGCATTCGATGACGTGGTGCCCACCGTTGGCTCCGTCGCCCAGTCCTACGAGTACATCGTCGACGTCGCCACCGTCCCGGTCGGCCCCGCCGAGAAGCAGTTCGTCAACATCCCGGACATCAACCAGTTCAACCCGCAGTTCCCCGCGCAGCTGCAGGACATCACGACCTACGCCAACAAGGGCCAGCAGGCCCAGACGAAGGTCGGGTCCGCACCGACGGCCGCGTTCAACATCCTGAAGATCCGCGACAACACCGGCGAGTTCCAGCCGGAGTGGCTGATCCTCAAGAACGCCTCCGACAAGACCGGTCAGGACAACCTCGTCTACCTCCGCTGGTACGACGCTCTCGGCGCGTCCGACGCCTACGAGGGCCTGTTCCTCGTCTCGCGCGACGCTCGCCCCGAGAACGGCGCGCAGGGCCCCGGCTGGGACGCGTTCACGTTCTCCGCCGCTGGCCAGATCCTCCCGATCACCAACCCGGTCAACGTGCCCGCCGGCAACGGCTGATCCCTCGCGCGGGGCCGCCTCCGACGGCGGCCCCGCGCTCCCCCGCTCACTCACTCTCGAACCACTCACTCAAGGAGACCCCATGACCATCAAGGCGTACGAGCGCGGCCGCAAGCTCTTCATCGACCTCGGCGACGAAGCCGACACCGACGACCTGATCCGCATCATCGTCAAGCCGATCCCCGCCACGCAGGGAGCCGCGTTGCAGGCGCTGCACGCTGGAGTCGCCTTCGGCCAGTCCGAGGATCCCGAGCGTGACGTCACGTTCATGGGCAAGCTCGCTGTCGGCGAGGAGAACTGGCCCATCATCGACGGAGACCTCCGCTGGTCGGAGTCCGAGGCTGTGATCAACGCCGCCTTCTTCTGGAACGTCCAGGGCGGCGGCATCGACCTCGTCAACACCGTGCTGAACGAAGCGCTCGGTGGCTACCCAAAAGCGCTCTCGACGCTGATGCAGCGCAACGGGCTCTCGACAGCTTTCGCACAGTTGACGACATTGCTCAGTTCGGACGCGGCCGACGAGACCCCCGCACCGGTCGCTACGAGCGATACGAGTACCCCGGATGGTTCCAAGAGCTGATTCAGGCTGCCAGCGCGAAGCCCGAGGCCGCCGCGGCGAAGGGCATCCCACAGTCGAAGGTCTGGCGGACGGTCTTCACCGAGTGGGACCGGTGGACGCTTCCTGACCTGCGCGAGTACTTCGACATCGACGCCTATGACCTCGACGCCATCGACCGCCCATGGCGGTGGCTGAGGGCGCACATCATCGCGCTCCTCGACAACCCAGACACACGGCTCGCGAGAGCCCTGCAGAAGTGAGGTGACAGATGTCGTTCAGCGCAGCTGATCTCGTCGCCACGATCCAGCTCGGCGGTGTGGACTCCGTCTCCCGCGACCTCGATCGGGTCCGCGGGAAGCTGAACGACACGGACTCCGTCGCATCGAAGCTGGGGAAGACTGCCGAGGCCGCGTTCCGTGGCACCGCTGTCGGTATCGGCGTCGCGTCCGCCGCGGCCGCGGTGTTCGTCACGAAGCTGTTCTCCACCGGTGTCGCGTACAACCAGCTGCAGCAGACGTCCCGCGCGGCGATGCGCACCCTCATGGGCGGCGCAGAGGCTGCGAACGCGCAGATGGACAAGCTCGACGCGTTCGCGCGGAATAGCCCGTTCTCGAAGTCCGTCTTCATCTCCGCGCAGCAGCAGCTGATCGGATTCGGGTTCGAGGCCGAGAAAGTCATCCCGATTCTCGACGCGGTGCAGAACTCCGTCGCGGCCGTCGGCGGCAACAACGACCAGATCAGCGCGATCGTGTCCATTCTCGCGAAGATCCGATCCTCCGGGAAGCTCACGGCAGAGGACTTCAACATGCTCGGCGAGCGTGGCCTCGATGCCGCCACTCTCCTCGGCGCTGGCTTCGGCAAGAGCGCCGCCGAGATCCGCGAAGCCGTGACGAAGGGCACGCTCGACGCCGGCGAGGCTGTCGACGTGCTCGTGGCGCAGATGAACACGAAGTTCGCTGGAGCCGCGAGCAACGTCAAGGAGACGTTCGCTGGGACGAAGGACCGGATCGCCGCTGCCTCCCGCGACATCGGCGCCGCACTGGCTGAGCCGTTCGTGTCGAAGAACGGCGGGGGCCTCGCGGTCACCTGGGGAAACCAGGTCGCCGACGTCATGCGTGCGGTCGAGAAGCACACGGCCCCCGTGGTGTCGATGCTCGTTTCCCGCGCGATGCCGGCCTTCGCCGGTATCACCGAGATGCTCGACGCCGCGGGCGTGCAGGTGAAGGCGTGGGACTCGTCTCGCCTCGAGCGTGGTCTCGATTCCATGGCGAACCATGCCCCCGGCCTGGCGGCTCTCGCGGGCGCTGTGCTGGGTGTGAACTCGCAGCTGCTCGCCTCGATCCCTGTGGTCGGTCGGTTCGTTCCTGCGTTCGGTCCGCTGGGTGGTGCCATCGCGGCCGCCGCGCTGGCATCGCCTCAGCTGCGCGCCGAGCTCGGCAACCTGCTGGGCGAGCTCAAGCCGCTCATCCCAGTCGGGACGCAGCTCGCCTCGACGCTGTCTGGCACGCTGAGCATCGCGCTCCCTGTCGTCGCGACGGGCATCCGCGCGGTCACGTCGGTCGCGGCGCCTCTCGTTGACATCATCAGCGAGATCCCTGCTCCGATGCTCGCCACCGCGGCGGCCGGCATCGCCGTCTTCACCGCACTTCGGAGCGGTGCGCCCGCGATCCAGAGCTTCGTCGACGGCGTCCGCCGCATCGGCGAGCAGGCAGCCGTGCAAGCCGCCCTCGCTGGCATGGAGGGGAACACATCCCGGATGGCGGGCACGTTCGGCGTTGCCGGTGTCGCAGCGACGGGTCTCGGGAACAGCCTCAAGGCCGCGTTCATCTCGAACCCAGTGGGCCTGATCATCCTGGGTGTCTCGACAGCCGCCGCCATCCTCACGGCGACGCTGACGGCACAGGCGGCTGCGGCGCAGAAGACCAAGGATCGCATCCAGGCCTACCGCGAGACGCTCACCGAGGCTGGCGAGACCACTGCGGCGACGACCGACAAGATCCGTGAGGCCATCGACGGATTCAGCGACATCGAGATCAACCTGTTTTCGTCGAGCGGTGACCAGCGAGCGAAGGACTGGATCGACAAGGTCGGCGGCGCTGAGAAGGCGATGCTGCGGTTCGGCGAGACCTCCGGCACCGTGTCTGACGCAATCCGCGACGGTGGTCCCGCGTACCAGGCTCTCCTGGACTCGCTCGACAAGTACCGGGCGAAGACGGAAGAGACGAGCGGCACGACGGGCCTCAAGGAGCGCATGACCTCCGAAGCGGAGGCCGCGAGCCTGCTCAAGGGATCGATCGTGGAGCAGCGCGAAGCGGTCGAGATGGCCGCTCAGATCCAGGCCGAGTACAACGAGCGAATGCAGGCGGCCGCCGCCGCGATGACCGACGCTGAGCGCTCGAACGGGCGTCTGAACGAGGCTCTCACGATCGCGCGCGACGTCACCCGTGACGCCACGGAGCGGCTGAACGCTCTCAAGCAGGCTCTCGACGAGCTCAACGGCGGGACGAAAACCCAGGCCGAGCTCACTCGGGATCTGAACGAGCAGGCTCTCAACCTCGCGGACGCCTTCGCGCAGACCGACGAGAACGGCAACAAGCTCGCCAGCACGCTCATCAACTCGGCCGGTCAAATCGACACCACCACCCGTGCAGGCGTCAACCTGCACGACCAGGTGTCGAGCCTGAACGACGAGATGCTCACCGCGATCACCCAGGCCGTCGACTTCGCCAAGAAGAACGGCGACGCAGCGGGCGCGATGGATGCGGGAGTCGCTGCGGCTCAGCCGTACATCGACAAGCTCCGCGAAATCGCGACCCAGTCCGGGCTGTCCGACGAGCAGGTCAACGGTCTCGTGCGGACCATGATGGACACGCCCTCGGTCGTCTCCTTCTTGATGACGGACGATGGCACGATCGACACGCAGAAGCAGCAGCTGATCCTGCTCGCTCAGCAGGTCTTGGAAACCCCGGATGGTTCGTTCATCGTGGACGACGCATCGACGATCGCGACGCTACGCCAGCAGCTCGAAGCCATGGGATTCACGATCACGACGCTGCCCGACGGGCGTGTGAAGGTCTCGGCCTCTGGCGTCGAGTCGGTTGAAGCCGCCCTGACGCGCCTTGCGCGCGACCGGTCGGCGACAATCCGTGTCACCACCTCCGGTGAGGTGAAGGTGGGGAACAGGACGCTCACTCCGGGCATGGCGACGGGTGGGCCGGTCAAGGGCCCAGGAACGGGCACGTCTGACACCGCTGGTCTGTTCCGGCTGTCCAACGACGAGCATGTGCTCACGGCCCGCGAAGTCGCCGCAGCCGGTGGCCACGAGGGCATCTTCCGGATCCGTCAGGCTCTCCTCAACGGAGGGATAGGCGGCCTGGCGGGGATGTTCCCTGGCCGCGCTGAGGGTGGGCCAATCTACCCCATCCGGGACGGCGGCGATCCTCTAGTGCGTGTGGCCTCCGGGACTGCGGGCCCTAGCGGTCAGAGCGCCGCCGGTTTCGAGGCGCTCATCGCTGAGATCCGGTTCCTCCGGGAGGAGCTCGGTCGGCCGAACTATTCCTTCACGGAGATCAATCCGATCCACACCGACCCAGTGCGAACTCGGTTCGAGGACAGTGAAATGAGAGGGGCTGGCCTATGAGCTACGTAGTGAACGGCGTACCGCTCGATAACCCTGCGCTGGGGTGGTCGTTTCGGGGGAAATCGAAGCCGCTCAGCGGCTTTGAGGTCTCGTTCACTGGATCTTCCGAAGCCGGCAGAGACGGAGTATCTGCCGGATCGCCCGGCGACCGCGGCTCGAACACGATGCTTCTTGTAGTGCAGGCAGCACGGTCTCAACGAGAGGCCATCGTCGCGCTGTTCGCCTCGGGAGGCACGATCGAGTCCCCGCTCGAGCCGGGGATGCAGGCACCCTTTCGGTTCCTGTCATCCTCGGTCGAGGGCTACGGAAACTCGGAGCAACTCGTCGACGTTTCTGTTGTCGTGCGGGTGCTGGAGGGAGCATGGCAGACCAAGGAGATTCTCACTTTCTCTGCGCCGCTCGCATCGGCTTCTGTGGTCATGCCGGTGTTCCCGGGGATGACGGCAGCTGTCCAGGACGCAATCGTTCGAGTGAAGGGCGCCACAGGCATCCAGGTCAGTGATTCCTCAGGGGCTTGGTTGCGTCTCCCCGATGTATCGCCGTCCGAGTGGGTTCGGTTCGACTCCGCCAGTGGGCGGTGCTTCGTCTCTACTGACGACGTTTGGGAGGGCGGAGTCGAGCGCTCCGGGCTGTGCGACTTCGGTGGCCCCCGAGGTCGATTTGAGATTACGCCGCGCATGGCGGTCGGCGATCCGTCGACCTGGGGAGCAAGGGTGACGGTGTCCACCGGAACACGCTTGGGCGGCGCCATCGAAATTCGAGGACGCGCGCGCCGACTTCTCTGACCCGTCTTTCGTTCCGCGGGCAGTGCCCGCCCTATCCGAAAGTGAGGAATGCCCGTGTTCGACGTGCGTATCCGCCTGATGTCCGACGCCCTTGTTCTCGGCCGCGTCCTGCCAACGAAGACGCTCTCTTGGACCGGCCCGGAGTCTGGGACCGCCGCTCTGCGGTTCCAGATCGCGGCGGGTGAGGTGCCGGAGTCTCCGTTCCTGGTACAGGTGCAGTACACGGTCGACGGGGCCGAGTGGGTCGCTCCCCGAAACGATCTGTTCATCGCGGCGGAAGACGACGCCGATGATGCTGACGCGGCGAAGATCTTCTCGTTCACGGGTGAGCTGTTCGTCCCGTGGCTCATGGCGCGCATGCACGTGCAGTCGTCGTTCGAGACGATTGAAGGTCAGCGGCGGTGGGTAGCGAAGTCTCCCGGCCATGTCCTGAACGTTCTCATCAGCGAAGCGAAGAACAACGGCTGGGGACCGCAGGTCACCAGCACATTCACGTCCACGCATGATTCGAACGGGCAGGCTTGGCCGGAAGCGAAGGACTGGGCCTATCAGCTGCTGACCCCGATGACTCGGGTGCTGCAGGGCATGGCGCAGACCGGGTTCGTCGAGTGGTGGACGCAGGGTGGAGAGCTCCGCGCAGTCGTCGCGGGAACGGGCGCAGACCTATCGGAGAGTGTCGTGCTCGGCGGGCCCGGCTACGATCGCGCGCCGTCGAAGACCACGTTCGATGACGTATTCACTAACCTCACCATCCGGATCGACTCTCCAGGCGAATGGGCTTGGCTGGTCAACGAGGGCGCGGACATGCGGTTCGGCCGCCTGTGGTCCACGATGACGCAGTCAGGCGTGGAAACTGTTGCCGAAGCGACCCGCAACGCACAGCCCGCGATGATCGCGGGCCGGGCGAAGAAGCGCGAACAGTCGTACTCCTGGTCGCCACGTCCGGGCCTGCCCGTGCCTTGGTCGGATTTCAACGTCGGTGACACCGTGACTGTTCGCTCGCGGAGCGCGAAGCTGTCCCTCCGAGTGATCAAGCTCGACATCTCGAAAGATGACAAGGGCAAGGTCACGGCCACTGCGGTCGTCGGCGACAAACTCCTCTCCTTGAGCGCGAAGATCGCTCAGCGCACGGCAGCAGCATCGATGGGGCAGATCATCTCCGGTAGTGGGGATGCGTTTCCTGCCACGCCGGCACCGGAGGGCGCTCGTCCTAGTGCCCCGACCGGTCTTCATGCGTCGGATGCGCCGTACTGGCGCGAAGACGGCTCGGCAGCGTCCGTAGTCACGCTCGGATGGAATGCTGTTGCCCAGTCCACGGATGGGACTCTTGCGGACGTCTCGATCTACGAGGTGTGGGCACGCTCAGAGGCCGATCAGTCGAGTGCTTTCGTTCAGACGGACGCACTCACCACGACCACAGACCTGTGGGAGCCGGGAAAGACCCGCCGGGTGAAGGTACGCGCCCAGTCCCGAGGCGGTGCCTGGTCGGAGTTCTCCGACGAGATCTCCGTCACCCCCGGTTCTCCAGCGTCCATCGTCCCAAAGTCCCCCACGGGACTAGCCGTGACGTCCAACGTTGCGGCATTCCGGGCTGATGGGTCAGCGATCGCGACGGTCGCGTTCACATGGGTTGCAGTCACCCAGTCCATCGAAGACGTGCTGGTGTCGATCGTCGCCTACGAGGTGTGGGAGGGTACCGACGCTGATCCTGGTGTCACGTTGCTCGTCACGGGCACGCCGGGTGCGTCGCAGCAATGGGATTCCGGTGCTGTGCGACATCTGCGAGTGCGTGCTCAATCGGACTTGGGCGTGTGGTCGGACTTCTCGGACGAGCTCCTGGTGACACCAGCGACGCCTGCAGCGCCGACGATGATTCCCACAGCAGCGATGCTGACCACGGGTGGAGGAAACGTCATCGGCGCGTGGTCGGGAACGCTGACTACCGGGGCACCTGGTGCGGGGTTCCAGCATGTGATCGTCGAGTCTGTTGAGTCGGAGACGACACCGACAGGCTCGGCTGTGTGGGAACGCAAGGGACCGCCGATTACTCGCGAGGCTGGCGGATTCCTGCTGCGAGCTCCGAAAGGCACACAGGTTTGGGTCCGGCTGCGCGCCGTCGACACACTCGGCCGCATCGGCGATCCGTCCGAGCTCGCCTCGATCGTCGTGGCCGGTATCAGCGGCCCCGACGTGGAAGTGAACTCGCTCGAAGGCAACGTGATCCGGGCAGGCACTCTCTCCGTTGATCGGGTGGAACCGAACTTCGCCGCGGGCCTTGAGCTTGCGTCGAACGGGTATGTGCAGACGATCATCAACACGCAGAGCGCGCAGGGCTCCCAGATCACCGCGGCGCAGGATGCGGCGAGCCTCGCGGGGCAGACGGCGCAACAGGCCGCGCAGGATGCGGCGACCGCGAACGCAGGCGTCAGCACCGTGCAGGGCCAGGTCGGCACACTGCAAGGCCAGCACGCCGCTACAGCGGGTGAGGTCGCGATGATCCAGACATGGTTCCGCGTGGACGCCGAGGGTGGCCACATGGGGCGGTCTGATTCCGCGTTCCAGTCGCACATCAAGCCTGATCGTTTCGAGATCACTCAAGACGGTGTTCCGCGCGCGTGGCTTGAAGCGAATCGTCTCGTCGCGCCGGAGTTCGTCGGCCTAACCGTCGTCCTCTCCAATCACAAGCTCGAGCAATTCGGAACTGGAACGGTGGTGAGGCGACTTGGCTAACGTCAGCAGCAGCTTCCCGAATCGGCCATTCCGGCTCCGTGCGGAGACGTGGGTCGATTCACAGAACACGGTCACGAACAAGTCCGGTCTGATCTTTCAGGTTTGGGTGGACAAGCTCGGCACCTCCCCGTCCTTCTCCAACGACGCGTCGTCGGAATGGGAGTTTTGGGCGGGCGGTACGAAGCGCGGCGGTGCCACTGGGCTGAAGTTCGACTTCACCGGGGCGGGACCGTGGCTGCTCGGCCAGGGATACTACGAGATCGATCACGACGCAGACGGCTCGAAGAGCATCGGTTTGGCGGTCGTCGGCAGGTACTTGATCCTGGGGAACACGCAAGGCGATGCAGTGATGGCACTGCCATCGATCGCCCGCGCATCTGTCGCGACGTTCACAGGCGGCTCCAGCCTCACCGCTGGAGCCGCCGTTACCGTCCAGACGAACCGCGCAGTCGATACGTGGACGCACGACATCACCTGGCAGTTCGGCTCCGCCACGGGCACCATCGGCGCGGCTGTCGGCGCGTCGGTCTCATGGACGCCGCCCCTGTCGATGCTCGAACAGATCCCGAACGGCACCTCCGGCAGCGGGTTCATCCGCGTGGTGACGAAAAACGGCTCAACCGTCATCGGAACCAGGGACACCGCGTTCACATTGCACGCGGGCGCAGAAGTTGTTCCGACGATCCCGAACATCACCGCGGCCGACGACAATGCCACCGTTTCGAGCGTTGTCGGTGCGTACGTGCAGGGGCTGTCGTCGATCCGCGCGACCGTGAACGCTCAGGGCGTGCATGGTTCGACGATCACGCAGCGCTCGTTTTCCGTCGACGGCATGACCTCTCCGAGCGGCGGCTCAATCGCACTGAACGCAGCGGGTGCACGACAGGTCACCGCTGAGGCGACCGACTCGCGCGGCCGCAAGGGTGTGTTCTCTGCGAACATCAACGTCCTCGCCTACGCGCCACCCCTGGTGACCACGGCGACCGTGAAGCGCTGCACCGCAGCGGGCGTGCTCGATGAGAACGGCACCAGCCTGCGCGTCGACCTGGCCGCCGCGGTGCAGTCACTCATCAACGGCACCCAACGCAACACGATGACGATCCGTGCATTCACCCGTCCTCGTGGCGGGACGGCGTGGACAGCACGCAACGTCATCAACCACGGGTCGCTCACCTACGGCAGCTCCTTCGTGATCTCCGGTGGCGCGAACTACCCCGTCAACGCATCCTTCGAGGTGCGCGTCGAGGTCGCAGACAAGTTCGTCACCGCGATCGCGCTCGCCGACGTCGCCACATCCGAGGTGTACATGCACTGGGCGGCGCAGGGCGTCGGCATCGGCAAGTACTGGGAGCGCGGCGGGCTCGACGTCCTTGGCACCGTCTACGCCGAAGGCCTCCAGCTACTCGCCGGGGCGACCGATGCGGAGACGGCGCTTGGCCTGATCCGCACCCGCGCGGTCACGCCGGCCTCTCTCGCCGCGCGTGTGGCGACAGAGACACGGACAGGGCTGGCGGCGATCGCCACCCAAGCACAGGTGAACACTGGCACGGACGACGCCACCTTCGTCACACCGAAGAAGCTCGCGGCTCTCGATGGCACATGGACGAACCTCACCATGTCGGCCGCATACGCGACGGCGCTCGACGGCATCACCACTGCGGTGAAGGTCGTCGGCAAGACGGCGTGGCTGCGGGTGTCCGTCGGGGCGTCCATCCCGACCGGGCTGAGCTTCATCACATCCGCTCTTCCCGCCGCGATGCGTCCGGACGCGGGGCTCGGCATCGTCCGCGTACCGGTCGCGTTGACGAACGACTTCACGGGGTGGCTGAGCATCTACCCGGTCGGGCACCCCAACGCGGGCCAGATCGGTCTGCAGAACGCCACAGGAGCCCCACGTGCCTGGGCATCCACGGTCGTCCAGTACCCCCTCACATAGGAGAGAACCGAAGATGAACGAAACAGCACGAAACGCCCTCGAGACCGTTCTTGCCAACACGGTTGCGGCCCGCGCTCAGGCTGCTCAACGCCGCCACGAGATGGCGATTGACCTGGCCTCCCAAGACGCCTCGATAGTCGTACTCGACTCGCAGATCGTCGAGCTAGAAGCCGCACTCGCCGGGGGATCTTCATGACCTCTGGTGCGCGCACGGCCGGCGCGCCGATGCATTGGGTAACGAGGTGGGCCGCACCATGACCAACCACGCGAACGGTCGGATCGCTCTCGACCAGCTCGTGCACCTCGGCGGCGATCATTACCTGCCTCCGGGGACGGCCGCGAGATGGCGGTGGTTGCAGCGGCTCTGCTGGGAGAAGTACGGGATCTGGCTGGTCATCACCGCCGGGTGGAACGGATACCGACCTTTCGACATTCAGGTCATCTACCGTCGCGAACTCGGCATCATGGCCGCGCTCCCGGGATTCTCCACACACGGGGGCATCGTCAACGGGCGCGTCGTGTTCGCCGTCGATGTCGCCAACTGGGCGTTGCTCGGTTGGGCGCGCTTCGCGGCGCTTTGCCGCCTCGCGGGCTTCACCGTCGACTTCGTCAAGCCGCAGGAGCTCTGGCACATCGGGGACTTCAACGACGGCTGGGTCGTCCCGGCCGGTGCCGCCACCATCCCGCCCGTCAACCCGCAGACCACCCGTCGCACGATCCAGGAGGACGATATGCGTCAGATTCAGATCGGGGCGACGATCTACTCGATCGCCCCCGGATACATCAAGGCCGAGACCGAAGGTGCGGCCGCGTCCATCACCCGCGCGGTGATCGGCCAGCCGGACCCCGTCGACGCGAACGCACAGCCCGGCGGAGTGAACAAGCCCGACGCGATCTGCCGCTCCTACGGCATCCCGTGGGAGAAGGTCGAGATGGTCCGCGAGGGCCGAGGCTACGACCTCGACGGCAACCTCGGCAACGGCACGATCTGGTCGCTGCAACACGACATCCTGGCCGCGCTCCGCAAGGGTGGCGTGCCCGGTGGTGGCGGGACAGGTGCGACGGCGTCCGAGGTCGCCGACGAGCTCAGCAAGCGACTCGCGCGATGACCTGGAGGGCGATCCGCGGACTGCGAAAGGCGTGGGATCGCGTGACACGACCACGGCACGTGAAGGTCATCTACTCGGTGATCTATGCACTTTCATCGCTCATCGGGGTGGTCACCCTGTTGAACCCTCCGCAGACGATCGCGGGGGAAGTGGGGCCAGTGCTCACCAACGTATGGGCTGGCCTGTTCATCCTGGGGGGTTTCGTCGGAGTCGTCACTGTCCTCCCTGGATGGTGGTGGGTCGAACGACTGCTCGGGATCGCGCCGATCATGATCGGTCTCGCGATCTATCTGTCTGTGGTCACCGTGCTGCACTGGCAGGCGATCGAGACGGGAGGGTCGAGGGCCACACAGATCGGCATCATCCTGCTCGCTGCGTCCCCGTTCATTCTGAGGTTCTTCTTCATCAAGGAGTACAGCTACGAACCACGCACTCGGGGGTGACGATGGACGGTGCACAGGTCGTCTCCCTTCTCATCGCCCTCGGCGCCGGCGGCATCCTCCTCGAGCTCATCAAGCGGCTCGTGGACGCCCTGTCTGGTCGCGGTCGCAAGCGCCGCGACGAGGTGAACCGGGCGTGGGATCACGCCGACGAGGAAGCGCGCAAAAGGCGTATCTCCGAGGAGCACACCTCGCAGGTGCGCCGCCTTCTGATCGAAGCCCCGTGCGTAGACAACAACGACATCCCGCCATATCCGAACTACAAGGAGTAACCCCATGAAGACCCTGTTCGATTCTCTTGTGCGAACGTTCACGCCGATCATCGTCGGTGGCGTTCTGGCATGGTTCACGACCGCCGGAGTCACCCTCGACTCGGAATTCGAAGGTGCCCTCACTCTTGCTGTGAGCGGACTGTTCGCCGGCCTCTACTACCTGGCCGTGCGCCTGTTCGAGATCTACGTGTCACCGAAGTTCGGGTGGCTCCTCGGCATCGCGAAGCAGCCGGACTACTTCAAGCGCGTCAAGGTCACTGAGGACGGCCAGACGCTCCAGATCCGAGCTGACAGCTGACCTCGACCAGTACCGACACAACCCCCACCTGGCTACGGCCGGGTGGGGGTTCTCTTTTTGTTTCGGCGTCGTCCGGCTAACTGAGCCACGCGGTCACGGCCGCACCGATCGCCGCGCCGACCGGAACAGTGACGAGAGACACCATGGCCGTTGCTCGGACGTTCACGATCCGATCACGCACGCCGCTGAGGCTACCTTCCCGGAATCGGTGTCCAACCGGTCGAAGAGCCGATGCAGGCGGAGTGTCCTTCGTGCGAGTCGGCCCAAGCCGCACTACCTTTGCCGCCGCCCACGCAGCCACGCCCCATGCCAGAGCGAGCAATGCGGTCACGAACAGCGTCACTGACGCATGCGGCTTGGACTCCAGGAGCGCCCACACTCCAAGCGCGGTCAGAACCGACGCCCCCAGAACTATCGCGATCGCAGCGAGCCCGTAGGGCTGAAATCGTCGTCGGCCGGAGCTTCGGAGAAGACGTGCAATGTCGTCGACAATCACTGTGCTCACGCCGTCGGTGACCATCGAAACCACGGGCGTGATTCGTCGATCGAATCCCACGACAACACCAGCGCCTTCGACGCGAAGCCGCCCACGATCGTAGGCAACTAGGCCGCGAACATCATCGAGCGGGATCTGCTGGGGCGCGTCTGCTGCGGGATTCTCAGCGTTGAGAAGTACACGAGGTTCTAGAGCGGCCCAGCGTGCAGCAATCGACTCCCGCTCCGCGTCATTTTGGGCATTCGCAAGATGAGCGTCGCGGTGTCTCACGCTCGTTGCTTCCATCTCTCGGTACACCGCGCCGACGACATCGATATCGAATACGCGAGGGCTCAGCGCCCAGGTATCGCCGTCCTTTCGCTCCCGACCGAAGAGCCATTCCATCGCCATGACGCCGAGCCTACCGGCCGCCCCGCGCTCCTAGGTCCGGTCATCATCGAGGCTGACCGCGTTCCCCCACACCCAACAGCGGAACGTCTGCTCGCCGGCGCGGAACTCGATGCCGGCGGCAAGGGGCGTGGAGCGTAAGAGCTTCGCGTCGACGCGCACCGCCTCGGGCCCGAACCGCACCCACGCGCGGACGCGCTTGGGGCGCGGGTAGATCGTCATCGGTTGCTCGCGCACGTCCATCTCACGATCGGTGAGCGACTGCAGCGGGCCGTGCTTCGCCGCCTCCAGGATCGATCGTTCCTGTGACTGCTTATCCCGGTACGCGGAGAGCGTCGATCCAGGGTTCCCCATAGCCGGTGCTTCCTTCCTCCGGCCGAGAGGACATGAGTCTACGTCGGATCGCCGACTTCGCCACGCAGCGGCGGGAGATCAGCGTCCGTGAACCTCGGGCCGAACCGCTTGAATGCCTCGTCTGAGGAGAGCCGGAAGTCGCGGCCTCGTGCGCGGCCACGTTCCCAAGCGAGCAGCAACACGGTCAGCCTCTGCAGGTCTACCCTCAGCGACCCGAGGTCGCTCTCCGTCTGCGAGCCGCCCATCAACGCTTCGTGAGCGAGCATGCCGTTGGCCGCCAGGGCGTTCCTATCGTCCGCCCGACGTTCGAGTGCGGCGAGCATCTCGAAGCGCACCCAGATCGCCGTCGCCGCTTCGGCCGCGTACAGCGGTTGAACGTAGCCCGGCGATCCGTGTTGTGCCTGTCGTTGGGTGACCAGGCTTCGTGCGGTCGTCAGCTCTTCGAGCGTCGACATCGCCAAATCGCTGCGCCGTGCGCGCTTCGCGAGCGACCGCTGAACGAACCACGTCAGTGTCGCACCTACGAGGACACCGACGAGGGAGAAGACAGACGGGGGCAGCCACGGGGCAGTGGCAATGATGTCCTCGTAGCTCGGCATGATCCGACCATATCGATTTCGGGCGTACAAGCGGAGATTGGAATGGTGACTCTCTCCCCGTGATTCTGCATTGCGAACAGAGGGTAATCACGAGCATCATCTCGGCCCAGGTGAAGTAGGTCGACTCACGCCTCCGAGGCGTGACAGACGGAGAACGCGTCTCCCCTTTCCGGGGAGGCGCGTTCTCTCGTTCTGATGCGACGGTCCACGCCGCGTACGTCGTGC